TTAGCGGATTTTTCGCTTTAGCTTGAAATCGCGTCTAAGCAAATGTCTAAACATTCTGTTTTTGTTCTGTTCGTTTTGCAGACCAAAAACGGGGTGTTTTGTCATGGCTTTTTTCGGCGGCTTTGGGCTTCGATTGCCCGCACGCGCTGACGGATTTGCTGGGTGTAGTGTGCGACCATCTTGGGGCTTTGCCCGGTGACTGCGGCCACCAGTTCGTCATTGCATCCCGCTTCGACCAGTTCGCATGCCGCGTTGTAGCGCCAGCTGTGAATGTCGAAATCCAGCGCCCCGATGTCTTCCCTGATCTTCCGAATGGCCTGCGAAGCGCCGCGATATGACCAGCGATTGGTCGCGCGGTGGTTCGTCAGCATGAACAGCGACCGGCGTGGTGCCGCGTCCAGCGCCTCCTGAAGCGCGGGCACGATGGGCACCCAAAGCCGTTTCCCGGTCTTGTTCTGTTTGACCGTGATTCCCCCGTCCTGAATGTCGCCCCACCGCATTTCCAGCACGTCACCGATGCGCTGGCCGGACCCAAGGCACAACTCCATCAGCAGGCGTTCGCGGGTGCCAAGGGGGGCGGCTTCGCGGAAGTCGTCTATCAGGCTTTGCGGCCATGGCAGGCGTGGGTCGGTGTCCACCTTCAGCAGCGACACACCCTTGGCAGGGTTGTCTGTTCGCCACCCAAGGTCGATGCAATGTTCCATCAGGATGCGGATGACCTTCACCGCGTAGTTCGCGAAGTACGGCTTTTCGGCGTTCTGGTCGCGCAGGCGGATCACATCCTTGCGCTGCAGGTTGGCCGGGTTCAGCGGCCCGAACCGTTCGTCAATGAAAGCGGTGTACTTGTCATAATCCAGCGCCGTGCGTGGCTTCAAATTCCGATAGCGCGGCGACTTGTGGTAGCTGCGAATGAGCGCGGAAAAGCTGCGGCGCAGGACTTTGGGTTGATCTTCACCCTTCAGGATGGCGGCATATTCGGCCCAAAATTCAGGGGTTCCGAAGTCCGCCTTGATTTTTTGCGAAGGCCAGCCGCGCCGCTGAAAATATAGCCCATTGCGTTGTCGGTATATGAATTTAGGAAGCTCCCGCTTTGTCATATCGCATATCCACTTTGTCAAATTCCGAAAGGTTTTCCGGTTCCGTTTCTAATTCTAACTCGATTCGTTTTCCCTCGATCACCACGCGCTTGACAACCCGCCCTTCGGCTTCGAAGGCTTTCAGGTAATTCAGGGCTTTCTTTTCGGCTGTCATGGCTGGCATGGTGTCACCCTTTTTTGCCCGGCACCTTCATCGGCATCTGGACCACAACCGTCTTCGGGTTCTTGGGTGTCGCGATGAAAGGTGCGTCCGGTGCGCTGCCGGTGAATTCGACATCACCGACTGCCCCGACCAGCTGGCGCAGGTAGTGCGCATTGAAACAGAAGGCTGCGCCGGTGCCCTTCAAGGGCATTTCCACGGCGTCTTCATTGTAGTCATTGCGAACGCGCATGGTGCCCGCGTCAGGGTCAAGTGTTGTGGGTCGCCAGCTGTTGTGCTTTGGCAGTCGGCTGACGTGGGCTTGGGTCACTGTCGCGCGGATGGTCGGTGCACCGCCGATTGCGTCCACCGCCTTCCCCATCACCACTTCCCATTTCGGATACCTTCCGTCGATGCACCGGCTTTTCAGGTGCCAGCTGTCGCCATCCACCACAATCGCATGGGTGTCTTTCCCGGCGTGCCCCTTGCCTGCGGCGACAACCCCGATGGTGACGGAAAGTGGCGCATCACCGTCGCGCTTCACCAGATGCTGCAGCGTGCAAACGGTTGGTGCCGGGATTATGACCTGCGGCCCGCCATAGGGCATGTCCATCAGGTGCCGTGCAAGCCGGTGACCATCCGTCGCGACCAATGCCATTTCGCCATCGACGGCGGTCAGAAACACCCCGTTCAGGTAGTATCGCGTTTCCTCTGTCGAAATCGCGAACCGCACCGCCTGAAGGGCCGCATGCAGCTTGCCTTCCGCGATTGTGAACCTGTGCACGGGCTTGCCGGTGTTCAGGGTCGGGAAATCGTTCAGGTCGATGCCCTTTGGCCCGCGCACCGCGACTTGGCTGGTGGTGATATACGCTGCCCCGTCATCAAGGCTGACCGTCGCAGCACCAGTGCTGTTGCCAAAAGCGGTGATGGCCGTAGGTGGGTCAATCGCCACTTGGAATTCGCCGGTGCGCGTTGCTTTCAGGAACACGGTCAGTTCTTGGTCAAGGTCGGTGGCCTTCAGGTGCGGTTTGTCATCGAAGTTCGCGACCGCGACGGCCAGAATTGGAATGTGGTGCGCCTCGCGCACGACATCGACCAGCTTCAGGGCATCGACAAGGCTGCGGGTGTCAAGGATTGCGGTGGCGTCAGTCATGGCGGATTTCCTTTGTTCGGGATCTGGTGCGCGAGGCGCAGGCGGCTTTCGCCGCTTCGACTGCGGCGCGTTCGTCAAGGTCTGCGAACCACTTGCTGCGGTATCGCTTCATCACATCGACCAGCTGGCGGCGTTCCACTTCGATGGCCCCGGCGGCGACCGCCTTGGCCCGCATCGCTTTGCAGATGTCGAAGTGTGGATGGCTGACGGGCTGGAACCACTTGCGGGCCACGCCAATCCGGTCGGCCATCGCCAGCAGTTCTTCCATGCTGTCGGCCAGCATGTGGCACATAACCATCCGACCGACGCGGTGACGGGGTGCATCGACGTAGACAGCCATCACATCAACTCCTCGGTTTCGTGCCGGGTCAACGCGCCCGGTTCTTCCCAAACGAATGCGCCATCCATCGTTGTCTCGAGGCGGTCGCGGGCGATTTCCAAAATTTCAGAAACGATGCGCCCGCGAATTTCCTTGGCAATCCGTCGTTCGCGTAGTGCGGGGTGTTCGATAGCTGGGGTGATGCCATCGTGGATCTGCGCCAGCCTTTCCAGTTCATCCCAAAGCGCATCGCTGCACGCCCCGTGGTGGCCAATCTGTTTTTCAGGTGCCCGCGACCATGCCGCGGCGTCACCGCGTGCCATCAAGGCCCGTTTCGCCAGCGCCAGCACGCGCTGCAGGTCATCGTGGATTTCAGACGGCTGAGTCACTGCGCCGCCTCCCGATGCGTGTTGACCGCGTGCACGGTTGTCTGAACCTGCAGGCGCAGGTGCTGCGGGTAAGCCGGTTTCGTGCGGTGTGGGCGCTGATAGGTCTTCGCCCGATGGTCATATTCGATGCGGTTGGGGTGGTCCGTCTGGTACGCCTTCAGGTCGTTCGATGCCTGCGGGATAGACATGCCGAACGCTGCCGCAATGTCGCTGCGGTTGATAGTGCCCTGTTCAAGCCGCGAGTCGATCCAGACAAGGCGCAGAAATTGCGAAAACGGGCGCTTCATTCTTCCGCCTCCCGTACCGGGTCCAGCAGGTTGCGGTGCACAGGCACGAATGGCCAGTCTTCGCCCCTGATGGCTGCACGGCTGCGCAGGGTTTCGGCTTGGTGGTGATAGCCAAGCCATGACCACGTGACATCGGTGGTGGTGCCCTGACCGGACAGGTGCAGCAGTTCGCCTGTCTGCGGGTTGCGCAGGCGCACCTTGTCCTTGGCCAGCAGGGCCTGGAACGCGCGTTCCTTGGGGTTTGCGAACTGCACCGGCATGTCTATCTTTCGGTTCTCTGGTGTCCATCGCTGGCCCCTGTTCCCAAGGGCCAGAAAGAGGCATCAGCTTTCAGGGGTGCCTTTGAAGGTCGGCAGTTCCGTCTTTTCGGTCGCCTCTTCGACGGCTTCCTTGAATGCCGCTTCGAACGCTTTTTCCGGGTTGTAGATGGACAGGATGAAGCGAACCGCTCCGCCCATCTTGCGATAGCGAAACCGCACCGGCATCCGGTAAGGGGCACCGCCCATGAACACCGGGATGGCGATGATGATAAGGTTCGGGATCTGAAGCGGCTTACCGTCAGCGCCTTTGTGTTCGTTCAGAAACTGGATTTCGCTTTCGCCGGTGTCACGATTGCTGGTCACTTTCAGGTTGCTGGTTTCATAGACCTGAAACTGGCGCGACATCTGCAGCAGTTGGGTCAGCTGACCATAGCGGCCTTCGATTTGCTGCGCCGTCTGGATAAGGCGGTTTTCCCACGGCTGGTTCTTGTCGCTTTCCTTCGCTGCCAGAATGGCGGCGGTCGGGTCCATAATGTCCTTGGCGTTCGCTTCGATGAATTCGCCCAAGTCATCCTTTTCCAGCGGCTTGCCAGAAACGCCTGTCCACGCCTTCCATTCTTCGGACAGCGGGAAGCTGTAGATCGCCCGGTGGTGGCAATGGCGTGCGGTGGGGTCACCGGTTGCGGTCGCCTGATCGGCGGGGCCTTCCGCATGGTAATCTGCAATGCAGGTGATGGTCGGTGCATTCAGGTCGGGCTTTGCGAAAAGCACCGATGTCGGCCCTTTGAAGCGATTGCCCCAATCAATCAGGCTTTGCAGATCATCCAGCCGGGCAGTGCCCTTGCGCCGGGCGGGCTTCAGGAATTCTGCCGCTTCGCGATGCTTGGCCGTCAGGTCTTCGACTTTGCGATGGCTGGGCATCGCGACCAGATGTGCGCTTGTCAGATCATAGTCTTCGGGACGGGTGATGTGTTCCGTGCCCCCGATTTTTTCCATGACATCGCGCATGGTGGCGGCGGGGTTTTCGGTGCTGAATTGTGCAAGTTCTTCGGTCACGTCTTTGTTCCTTGTGTGCTGCTGATGGCGTTATTCGATGTCGCGGATTTCGCCGGTGGTGGGGTCATAGTTGTAGTCATCGACATCGCGCACGGGCTGGTGCATCCGCTTCATCATCGGGCTGTACAGGGTCAGTTCCCCCGCATCGTTGATGTATGCGCCCGCGCTGGATGGCGGCTTTTTCGGGGCCTTGAAGGTGACGGTTGCGCCCATGCCGACATCGCCAGAATTCCCGACCGCGTAGGACAGCTGCAGGGTCATGGTCCCGTTGCAGCCCTTGGGGCCGTGTTCGGCGTTGTGTTCCAGCAAGTCCTGCATCAGCTTCTGATGCCCGGACATGACTTCTCCCATGAAGTCGCCGCCATCGAACAGCATCAGAATCTGTTCCAGCGTCCGCATCTTGTAGGGGTCGTGAGGGTCCGCAGCGGGCACTGCGGTCGGTTCTTTGCGCTTGGTCATCAAGGTCGCACTCCTTTCAGGGGTTGAGGTCGTTAGGCTGCAGCGCCGTCGCGGGCTTTGCGGGCGATGGCATCGCGCAGGGTATCCAGTTCCACGAAAGCGTCAGCTGCGCGGCGCAGGTCATCGGCAATCATCGGGGGTTGCGTGCGCATGCTGGACACCACGGTGACCCGCGTGCCGCGTTCCTGAAGGAACGTGACCAGCGGGGTGAAGTCGCGGTTGCCGGTGAACAGCACGGCATGGGCGATGGCCGGTGCCAGCTTCATCACTTCCACGGCCATTTCGATGTCGGTGTTGCCCTTGATGCGCTTGCGCCCGTCTTCGGCTTCAAAGACCTTGGCGGGCTTGGTCACCACGTTCCAGCCGTTGTACTGCATCCAGTCTACCAGCGGGCGGATGGCCACATGGTCATCGGTGTCGGCCAGCGGGGTGAAGTAGCTGGCCCGCAAGAGCCGCCCCTTGGTCTGGAAGGCTTCCAGCAGGCGCTTATAGTCCACGTCGAACTGCAACGCGCGGGCGGTGGAATAGAAATTGGGGCCGTCGATGAACAGGGCCAAGTTTTCGTCTTTGTAGAACACGGGCAATCCTTTCGTGGTCGGTGGGCTACGCGGCCACGGCTTCAGCTGCCGCGCGGCGCAGGGCAGTTGCCGCGTGCGGCGGGCAGTTCGGCTTCAGGGTGATGGTCACGGGGCCGTCGCGAAACTTGCGGACATACGCCCCGTGCAGGTCTTCCTTGTCCTTGGCGTCAAGGTTGCGCCATTTCATGATGCAGAAGTCACCGTGCATGATGCCGCGCGGGTCATCGCGCTGGCTCGTGCCAAGGCTAAAGCCGTTTTCTTTCAGCGCGGCCTGCGCTGCAGCTTCGGTCGGAAAATGAATTTGTTCGTTCATGATACCTCCTGAAATCAGCCGCATTCCGCTTCGAAGCGAAGGCGGGCGTTGTAGTCGCGGGTGATGCGGTCCAACGGTTCGACCCGCGCCGGGGTGGCGCGGTAGTCGATGCTGATGCGGATGATGGTGGCGCAGTCGATGTCGCGCTGTTCGCGCAGCGCCAGCCGGGCCAGCGTGTCGATGTCGGCCTGTAGATTGCCACCATTTATCAGAACGACTTCGGTGGCCACGTCGCCATTCGGGCGTTCGTATGTCACCAGCCATTGCTGATCGGGAAACAGCGGCTGCTGGCGCACGGGCTGGGCCGTGTCACCAGCGGTGCCTTTGCGAAACCGGCGGAAAAAAGAGCCGGGAGCGGCGAGCAGTCCGCCCCCGGCAGTGGTGCCGGTTTCATACGGCAAGGGTGTGGGGCGTGCGTGCATCGTCATCACGCGGCCCCAATCTGTTTGATGGGCGGGTGCACCGTGATGAACCCGTCATCTTCGGTGCCGTCCAGTTTGCAGGTCTGGCGGGCCAAACGTTTCCAGTTGGCCATCGCCTCTTCTTCGGTCGCGCCATCGGCGCTGATGCCGTGAAGGTCCAGTTCCCACCGGTGGGTGCGGTCGCCTGCGGGCGGGTCGAACCGTCCGAAGGTTTCCATCACCTCGTTCACAAAGGCGTCCATCTGGCCATCGGCGGACAGGCATTCTAAGTTCAGCAGGAAGGCCGGAAGGCGGCTGCGCAGGGCATCCATCACGACACCCTCCCCACGCATTTCCAGCCGCGCGTGGCGTGCAGCTGGAAGCGGCGTCCGTTCACCACCTTGAAGCGGGGCAACATCCGCCAGCCAAAGCCGCGCGGGCTGCGGCCTGCGGCGACTTCGGCCATCGCATCGGCCTGCGCTTTCGCTGCAGCAAGGCCCGCCGCCTTGGCGGGGTTCATGGCTTTCAGCATTTCCATCACGCGGCCTCCTGCATCTGTGCCAGAACATCGGATGCGGCGGCGCGTTCGGAGGCATCGGTCGAATGGCGCAGCAGGGTTTCGCAGGCGGCGGCCAGGTCGCGGGGGTGGATCGGGTCCGGGGCGCGGATGGCGCGGCGGGCATCGGTCAACCGGTTTTCGATGGCTTCCGACCGCAGGGCCAGTGCCAAGGCAAAGGGGCGGTTCGCGGCGGTCTGACGCCAGCGCAGCAGTTCACTGCAGATTTCGGGCAAGGCGGTGGCCAGCATCGCGCGGGTTTCCGCGTCGAACTCGCCGCATTGCTGGTGATAGTCGGGGTTGGCCAGTTCGGCCAGCAGGTCATCGCTGACAAGCGGCTGGACTTCAGTGTCACGCATCGGTGCCTCCATCGGTTTGATGGGGGCACGCTAGTAGGACAAAAACCCTATGTCAACAAATTTAGGACAAAATCCCTACTTCACGATTCGCGGGCCGCGCAGGTCGCTTCGGTTGTGTTGCCCGTCCAGCTGCCCATGCTTGGGTGATCTAGGAAACCATTCATTTGGCCGTCTGCGGCGTTGTCCACTTCGATGGTAAGCCGCAAGGTGTCAGCATCCCTTGCGATTTCCTTTTCGCGGTCTGACATGAAATGAAAATCGCGGGCTTCCATCTGTTCGCCCGGCAGCAACGCGCCGTCGATGGTCGCAGCGGGCCTTATGGATGCGCTGTAGATGGCCTGCGGCCTATCATCTGCCCAAATGGAATATGTCAGCCACACCCCGCCAAGGGGGATGTTCATTTCATTTCGAATTATTGCTGTGATGCTGCGGCCTTCGATGGCATCTGCGCTGAAATCCATTGGGGTCACGGCAATGTTGGCGCGGAGGCAGGTCAGGACATCTGTGTCAGCGTTGTCCGCCGCAGCCTTGCTGGATGAAGCCCCAAGCGCTGCAATCGCACACGCGGCAAGTGAAAATCTAAGCATTGTCAGTCCCTTCAAATGTCACAGGTTGGCCGATTCTTTGCCGCCCGTTCGTGAAAGGCACTCGGTTTGGGTGCAACCAAAACGGGAGCGCCAACATCTTGTGCATTGCCAAATCGGCTTAATGTTCTCTTAATGTTCCCATCTGTAGGGAGGGTGTATTGGAAAAAACGGAATTCATTCATCGCCTTCAGGAAGTTCTTCGCTGTCAATGCCGTGCGCATCGCGAAGCCCTTCTCCGTAAGTTATCAGAAGACGGCGTTCGCGCGGTGATAGTTGAGACAATAGGGACCGAATACGTTGCGCTTCTGTGTCAGCCGGAACCCGACCAGCCTCGTAGGCCCCGGACATGAAGTCTTCCAATGTGGTTCCAAGGGCGGCGCAAACTTTGATCGCGGTGTCTAGTCTTGGGTTCTTGACCCTGCCAGACAGCAGGGACCGCAAGGCGCTGTTATCCAGCCCAGCCTTCACCGCAAGGCCAGCCACTGTAAGGTTCGGATCGCTATCTATGACGCGCTGAAGGCGTTCTGCAAAAGTAGGTTCGGACATGGCTCTAATTCTACCCCGATAGGCTTTTTCGCCTATCGTTCAAAAAACCTTTGACCACATAGGACAAAATCCCTATCTTTGAACTATGGAACAGTTCATGGAAAAGGTGCGCGCCTACGCGGACGCGCTTGGGGTTCAACCTTCGACCGTTGTGCAGCGTGCTGCAAAGCTGGGGGGGGCTGCGTGGGCCAAGTGGGAAGCGGGCGACGGATCGCCCACCCTGCGCACGGCAGATAAAATCCTGAAATACATGCAAGAAAATCCGGCCCCCGTGCCCCCGGCGACTGCCGGTGGCGATGCTGGCGGACCGATGAAGAGGGCCAGCTGATGCGGGGATATGTGCTTTGCGTTTCATGGCTCCACCCTGCACCGCTTTCCCGCGCGTGCACAGGAAACGAGGTTTCCTGTGGTTGAGACTGTCAAAATCACCGGCACCGGCTTCGACTGGATGAACGAACAGGCCGCGCGGCGCGAATGCGAAGCGCGGGCGCGATTGGATGCGTCGGTGCGGGCTTACCAAGCCGCGCTTGATCGCCGCTATTCAGTTCGTCTTTCGGTCAGGGTTCGGGAATTGGTCAGATGGGCCGCGTCCGTAATCTTTCCACAAGCTCCCTCAGTTCTTCATGCTGACCCGTCAGATGCGGTTCTTCTGGCAGCGGCGTCGTCAGTTCAAGGTGTGGTTCAAGCGCCACCGCCAGAAGCGTTTGCACAAGCGATGGGTCGTTCTCGCGCAGCAGTTCAGCGGCATTTAGCAGCGCAAACTGAAGCGACTGAAGCCTCCCCTGTAGGTGCTGCATCTGCCATTCCAGCGCCGCAAGGCGTTCTTCCGTGTTCTTGCCCGTCATGCGGTGCCCCCCTGCAGGTCAGTGTTGGGGTCAGCGTAGCGGCAAATTCCGGGGGTGTCTCCCATGCCTGACTTCCGCAAAATCGTTCGCGCGAACATGAAGTCCCTTGTGGACTGGTTTGGCTGCTATGACGCGGTGGCCGAAACTTTCAACGCTCGGTGGGGCGGCGGTGCCAGTAAGGGCACGGTCAGCAAAAAGGTCAGCGGCAATCTGGACTGGACGGTGGCCGATGTCATCGCGCTGGAAGATGCGGCTGGCCGCTATCCTGTCACCCGCATGATGGCGCGGCGGCTGGAACATCGCCCGGTCTCTGAAGGTGGCAGCTTGCTGCAGGACGGGTCCAGCATCGCCAAGGAAAGCGGCGAAGCGATTTCGGCCATTCTGGCGGCGGAACAATCGAACTGCGCCGATGAATCTGCGCAGGCCATCAAGGAAGTCGATGACGCCATGTTTGCCCTGCGCCAAGCGCGGGCACGTCTGGAAAAGTCGATGGGGAACGGGGGTGCCGAGTGACCACGCTGCGCCGCCCCTCTGCCCGCCATCCTGCCGTCCTGAAGCATCGCGACCATGGGCGGCTTTGGCGTTTGGTCGAAGGGGCCGTGGTCGATGCGTTCCGCAATCATCCCGATTTCCTGACGGTCGCCGGTCACCGGTCTGCGGTGCAATCGGTGACCAAGCGCGTGGTGGGCCAGCTGGTCGGCCACGCCAAACAGGCGCAAGGCGCGGTCGGTCCTGCTACGGGCGGGGCTGGCTCTGGGGGTAGTGCCGAGATTTCCGGCGCTGCCAGTGGTGCGGGGCGGCACCTCCTCCCGCTGTCCCGCACCCGCTGGCCCGACTTGCACGCTGCCCTGTGCGGGGGTGCCTGATGGGCCTTAATTTCGATTTCCCGCGCCAGCCCGACTGGCCATGGCTGAAGGCCAGCTATCCCGGCAACATCCTGTTGCACGTGGACTGCCCGTTCATGGAGGTGGTGCGCGGCGTCGGTGGTCGTATGGCCTATCTGGCCACGCCCTACACCAAGGCCGTGCTGAACGATGACCTGCAATGGGATCGCGGCCTATCTTTTGACATCGAAGTCCGCACCGCACGCTGGTCGCGGGCTTTTGCCATTGAAGGTGTCACCGTCGCTTCGCCCATCGTGATGTCCTGCGCCATCTGCCATGCGGATGTCGAAGGTCGTCTGGACCCGCTGGATGATGCGTTTTGGGCGCGGTGGTGCCAGCCTATGCTGTCGGCCTGTGGGTCGGTTGTCATTCCAGCAATGGATGGTTGGGATGTGTCGCGCGGCGTTTGGCGTGAAGCCTGTTGGGCGCTGCTGCACAATGTGCCGGTGTATCTGGTGGCAGAAGGGTCGGAATTCGGGGGTGCCGTATGACCGGTGCCATCCTGAAAGACGTGACCATCGGCAACTGCCGCCTGATCCTGGGCGATGCCTTGGCGCTGATGCCGGGGCTCGGTCCGGTGGACCACATCATTTCCGACCCGCCTTATGAACAGTCGCTGCACGATGCCAAGAACAGCCTGAAGCGGCGCATCCAGAATGACGGCGGTGTGGATCTGCGCGGGCTGGATTTCGCAGGCATCGACGCCATCCGCAGCGACTTCACCGACATGGCGGCGGGCATGTGCCGGGGTTGGTTCGTGGCCTTCTGCACCGTCGAAGGTGTCGCCCGGTGGGCGGATGCCATCAATCCTTCGCGCATGAAATACAAGCGGGCGTGCATTTGGGTGAAGCCTGACAGCACCCCGCAGCTAAACGGTCAGGGTCCGGCGCAGGGTGCTGAATGTTTTGTCACCGCATGGGCGGGCGATGGCCACGCCAAGTGGAATGCGGGCGGCAAGCGCGGCATCTATCGTCACCTGACCAATCCGCCCGACCGGCACGGCGGTCATCCGACCGAAAAGCCGTGGCGGTTGATGTCCGAAATCATCACCGATTTCACCAATCCCGGCGATGTCATTCTTGACCCGTTCATGGGGTCGGGCACCACCTTGGTGGCCGCAGCCCGCAATGGACGGGGGGGTGGGTATAGAAATCAACCCCGCCTATTTCGACATCGCCTGCCAGCGGGTCGAAGACGCCTATCGTCAGCCGGATTTGTTCGTGCCAGCGCCCGCTGCCCCTGTGCAGGAAACGCTGATATGAATGCCCGCGCCAGCTTTTCATCGAACCGCGCCAAGTCCGCCCATGCGGCGGAACGGCTGTTGTCGGTCTTTCACCCGCTTTGGTCATCTGCGGATGACCATGCACTGCTGAAGGCCCGTGCCGCCGGTGACAACTTCACCGCCATCGCAGTCCGGCTGGATCGGTCGCGCATCGCGGTCGAACAGCGCTGGCACCGGCTTCGGGTTGTGCCGAACGTGCTGAAGCTGCTGGAAGCCTATGGGCTGTCGGCCCGCCCCTATCCTGCAGATGGGGGCCGTCATGGGTAAGCGCCTTTATTGCGACATCAACGTGCGCGGCACGGTCTATGCGGATGCGAATGCGGCGGCGGACGCCTTGGGTGTCACTGCTGGTCAGGTGCGCATGGCTGTCCGCCGTGGTCGCCTTGATACCTTGGGAACGCGGCCAGACTTTCGGCCTGTCACCATCCGTGGTGTGACCTATGACAACTTCAGCGATGCGGCGCGGGCGCTTGGTGTGAACCCGAACACGGTTCGCGCGGCCTATCGCAACGGCACCTTGCATCGCGTCGGCACCGGTCGGGTGGGGCCAGAACCGATGCGGGTTCAAATCGCGGGTCAGGTCTTTGACAATGTGCACGCCGCCGCCAAGCACTTCGGGTGCTGCCCCCATACCATTTGGGCCGCTTTGGCGGATGGTGACCCTGATCGGGTGGCCCGTCCGCAGCGCTACAACCCTTGGAAGTCAAAGCGCTTCCAGATTGGCACCCTGTCCTTCCCTTCGATGCGGGCTGCAAGTCGCGCCCTTGGGTTCAAGGATGAAGAATTCATCGCGAAGGCGGTCAAGCGCAAATCGAAGCGCGGGCAAGAGCGCATCATGGTCGCGGCCATGCACTACGCTGCGAAGCATGGCGGGTCGGTGCCGGTCTTCGGTGCTGTCGGGGGGTCGCGCTGATGGTGGCCTACAACTTCCAGACCGACTTCGCCCCTGACATCCTGTCTGGCCGCAAGCTGTCCACCATCCGCCCGAACGGCAAGCGCCGCCATGCGGTCGCTGGCGATGAACTGCAGCTGTATGTGGGCATGCGAACATCTTCCTGTCGCCTGCTGCTGCGGGTGCCGTGTCTTTATTCCAAGCCGGTCGAAATCCATCATTGGGGTGCGGTCATCGACGGCGTGGGCTGTATGGGCGCGAACATGGAAAAGCTGGCGGGCATCGAAGGCTTCGCCAGCGCTGGCAATATGCAGGCTTGGTTCGACAATCGCTATGGCCTGCCAGCGGTCGGTTTCACGCAAATCCGGTGGGATTTTGCCGCCGCCACATTTCACGCGGAAAGCGCCGATGCAGGGGGTTCAGCACCGTGACCCTTCCGGCACCACGCCTTGCAAATGCACCGGCGGCGCATTTTGACTTGGAACCCTTTCACGTTACGGCGCATCGCGAACTGGCGGAATTTCCGCTGGTCGCGCCGGGCGTTTGTCTGAACCCGATGTGTTCGCGCGTCTTCGCGCCATCGCGCAGCTGGCAGCGCTACTGCTGCGAAACCTGCCGCAAGATGGATGAAGCCGAAATGCGCCGCATCGGCCAGAAGGCCGCGCCTGCCCTGCTGGCGTGGCGCATGGGCAAATATGAAAAACAGGACGCCGGTCTGCGGGCATTGTCCCGCGCCAGTCGCAACTATGTCACCCGGCTGCAGTCGGAATGGTATCGCGACCGCATGGCCCGCGCGTCCGAAAGGAGGCAGCATGACTGAAGCGGCAAAGACCATCAGGCTGGTCGATAGCGACACCCTGTATGAATACCCCATCCCGTCCGGCGAACGGCTGGACAGCCATTTCTTCATCACGTGGCGGTTCGACTGGTGGCTTCATTCCGAATTCCGCCTGCTGGCAGACAAGGAAGTCCGCGCGATCGGTTTCGACCTTTTCAACATCGCGCAGAAGGAAGACCCCGTGGGCACGCTGCCGGTCGATGAACGCCTGCTGGCGCGTCTGGCCGGGGAATCGCTGGAAGAATGGCGGCGGCTGATGGAGCGCCCAATTGGCCCGCTCTACAACTGGAAGCAATGCCGCTGCGACAACGGCCACGTGCGACTGTATCACCCGGTGGTTCTGAAGATTGCGCAGGACGCTCTTGGGCTGCGCGAAGACCGGCTGGCCAAGCGCGAAGCCGAACGCGAACGCAAGCGGCTGGATGCGCTGCCGGACAAGATGCTGCGCAGCGGTGCGCCGAAGGGCATGACCGAAGACCCGGTGATGGTTCTGCAATTCGACCAGTTCTTGGTGGACCACTTTGACGCCATAGGCCAGCGCCGTCCTGCGATGATCCGCAAGGCGCTGGAAGCGTTTTCGCTGGCGCAGGAAGGCATCGACTGGAAGGCCGAAATCGGCTGCTGAATTCCTTCCGCGTTTCTTCCGCCGGAAGGAAACTGGAAGGAACGCGGAAAGAAACCGGAAGAAAATCGGAAGATTTGGGATGGAATTTGCACGTTCTGCGCCTCGTTCGTTCCGATTTCTTCCGGGCTGAAAGGAAAGAAGAAGAAAATATAAAAAACGAAATTGCCAAAAGCGCCCCAATACCGACCGAAGCGCCATTTGAGACCGGGGCAGATGCAATGAAGAAGGGCAAGAACCGATGGACAGTGCTGAACAGGCGATGGGTGAAAAAAGGGTCAAGGGGGTGCTTATTGACCCATTGATGCGACGGGGGCTGGCAAAGCCGACCAGTCTGACAAAGGCGCAGTTTGGCGACATGGTGGAAGACCTATGCGCCCGGCTGGCCTACATGACCGATGCGAACCTGATGGCCTTGGAAGAACAGGTGGCCGCGAATGCAGGCGGCAAAGACAAGGACCGGTTCCCAATCGGCCAGCGCATTCTGGAATGGGCGGCGCAAATCCAGCCGCCGGGCGATGATGCTTCGCCGCTTATCCGCGCGGTCTTTGCTAACCAGTTGGGGCTGGATGCCTTGGCTGGTGGATGGGCACCGGAACTACTAGTGGAACTGCGGGGGTCGCGGCGCTGGCCGGGGTCGTGGTCAGTAAAGATCATCAAGGACAAGGCGGACGGTGCGGTTCGGCAGATGCGGGATCTGGATGCCAAGCTGGCGCGGGGTGACGTGTTGGCCCCTGCTGAAGACCAGTGGCGGTCGCGCCTTCTGGCCGCCATCGCCAAGTGCCAACGTATTGCTGACCTTGGCCAAGGGATCGGGGGCGCGGCATGCTGATGGGTAAAATCGAAGCGCAGGAAATGCAGTGGTTCGCGTGCCGGGTGAAGCGCAAACAGGTGGGCGGCATTCGCACCGTCACGGTCGGTGGCGAGTTCGAGTCCTACCGCGACCGCGCGGGCCGCGTGCGGAAGCGGCGGGTGGATGGTACGGGCGACCGGGTGTTTCTTCCCGAACACCTTCTGCGGCGTGCGGGGTTCGAAGTCTTCCTGCCGGTGAAGAAGGTGCTGCGGCGTAAGAACCGCTTCAGCCCGGAAAAGGTTCTGGTGTCGCAGCCGCTGCTGGTGGACTGGATGTTCGTGGGATGGCCGGTCGGGGAAAGCCGATGGCCAGACCTGATGGAACTGGATGTGGTTACCGGCGTCATGGGCACCGGCGGGCGTCCGGTGGAAATCCCGCCCGCCCGTGTGATGCGCCTGATGCGGCAATGGGGTGGCGGTCAGCTGTCGCCGGAATGCCATCGCTACCTGAAGGCGGGCTGCGAATTCGCGGCGGGTGATACCGTTCGCGTGGTCACGGGTCCGCTGGCTGGGGTGAATGTTCGGGTCATTGATGTCACGGGTCCGACCGTCAAGGCGGCGCTGGATATTCTTGGCGGCGAAGTTGTCACCGAAATTCGCAGCGACATGCTGGAAGCCCTTCGGTCATCCGATGTTAAGCTATAATCGGATTTGTTAAGGGGGATTGACGCAAGGGTGGTGGTGGAGTTAACAGTGATTCCACCACTAATACCAAGTCCCTGACGGAAGTGCTTTGGCGCGATGCAGTTAGACCGAGTAGGTGGGGCAAGTGCCTTAGATGGCGTTGCGCGTCGTGATTTAGGCGAATGAACGCCACCAGATCGCGCACGATGTTACTCTGTTCGATGGCCCGGCTGGAAAGCGCGGGCCTTTTTCATGTCTGACGGTTGTGTGAGATTTGAACAGCAGCAATGGAGGCAGCGATGAAGCGCATCTGAACTTTCCTTTGTCCCTTGGTTTGAAGGCCGGTCGCGGAAATCCTGCGGCTGGCCTTTTTTGTGCGTGCAGTGGTTCGATAGGTCCAAACGAACCAGAGGGGGTTCGGTGGCGGGCGCACCTGCTGCCGATTTAGCCTGCGGGGTTAAAGCTAGATGCGTGATGCGCCACGACTATGCACCGCGCCTGCGCGTACCTATTTCGGAGGGGTTCAAGATGTTCAGCGTGGGCGAAGTCGATGTGAAGGGCCTGCAGCGGTTCGAAAACATGCTGGGCGCTTTGGGGGCGGAAGCGCCAAAGGCGGTGAACCGGGCCATCAACCGCACCGGCGACATGGCGCGGACGCAGGTTGTCCGCACGCTGGCAAAGCAGACCGGCCTGCCGCAGAAGACCATCCGCAAGTCCGTGAAGGTCAAGCGGTCATCATGGGATGACCTGACTTACACGCTGAAGTCGGCGGGCGGTGATGTGGCGCTGAAGTATTTCCAGAAGCGCGAGACCAAGAAGGGCGTGGTCGCCAATCTTGGTGCAGCCCGTGGCCGTGTTCTGTTTCCCCGCACTTTCTTTCGGGGCGGTGCTTTCCCCCGCCGCGTGGATCTAAGCGCCTTCGGTGGGCACGTGATGGACCGGATGAGCGAACAGCGCTTCCATCTGAAGAAGGTGAAGTCTGGCGTGTTCATCCCAGAAGAGATGGTGGAAGGCGCGACCGCCGACGCCTTTGAACGCAGCGTGCAGCAGAACCTGCCGCGCCGTCTGGATCACGAAATCAGCCGCCTTTTGGGGCTGTGACCCGGCGATATGAGTACAAGCATAGGTGGCCAAAACAGGTCAAAATCGGCCCCTGAAAAAAGGGACCGTACCTCCATTCTGAAAGCACGCGGTGGTGGAACCGCCCGAGGGTTCGGTAGTCAGACGGGTTTGGGAAAGCCTTAACACAAGGGGGTTCGATTAACGCCGGGGGCTTAACAATTGGCCCGACCGGCAACGGACTGAACGGGTCAGGCATGGAAGCTGCACATCAGGAAATGTCGCAGGCCGATTTTGCGCGTGCCATGGGGGTCAGCCGCGCGGCGGTCAGCCAATGGAAGTCGAAGGACATCCTGCGCGACGATGCGTTCACCAAGCCGGGCAAGTCCGGCAAGATCATTTATGCGGTCGCGATTGAACAGGTCCGGCGCAACCGTGACATCGGCCAATCGCTTGGCAACGGTATCGCGACCCGGACCACGGTGGAAGATGCGGCGCAGGTGCAGCCTGCCGCTGCGCCTGACCCCGCGCCGGTTCAGCAGCCAAGCCTGCCGATGGCCGAAGCCGCCCCGGCTGAACAGGCTGTTCCCGAAGCGCCTGCCGCGTCATCGACCCCGGCTGCACCAAAGCCCGATACGGTCGAAGACCAGCTGAAGCGGGCCAAGCTGGAAGAACAGCTGCGCCGCAACCGAATTCAGGCTGCGGATGAAGCGCTGCGGCAAGGCATGCTGATGTCAGCCGACGATGCCCGCGAACAGATGACCCGCATCGCGGGCATGATGCTGCAGATTTTCGAAGGCGCTTTGCCTGACTTTGCCGCTGCGATGGCAGCGCAGTTCAACGTCCCGCAGCGTGATGTCCTGCACCTGCTGCGGGCAGAGTTCAAAAAGGTCCGCAAGACCGCTGCGATGAAAGAACGCGCCCGCGCGGATGAAGTGGAAAAGGACGTGGCCACCTCGGTTGAACTGGATGCCTGATGCTGGATGTTGCAGTCACAAGCGCTGAATGGATGGCGCACGATGTTCTGGCGGATGTCATCGACCCGCCGCCGCCTGTCGATTACCTGACATGGGCAGAGGAAAACATCGTGTTTTCGTCGCGGGAAAGTCCGCTGCCCGGCCCGTACAACCGGGAACGCTTCAGCTACTTTGACGAAATCCTGCGGGCCTTGTCGCCCGATGACCCGTGCCGGGTTGTCACCTTGTCGAAGTCGGCGCAGCTGGGCGGCACGGTGCTGGCCAATATCTTCACCGGCGGTTCCATGGACATGGACCCCGGCGATTTCCTTTATGTCCACCCGACCGACGAAAACGCGCGGCGGTGGTCGAAGATGAAGCTGGCCCCGATGTTGAAAGGCACCACGGCGCTGCGCAAGATTTTCCCGATGAAGGCCCGCGACGGGCAGGATTCGGTTTTCTACAAAGAGCGCCGCGACGGTCGCGGGGCCATCCAGATTTCAGGCGCGAATTCGCCCGCTTCGCTTTCGCAGGTGTCCATGTCCCGGCAGGTTCAGGATGACCTTGCCAAGTGGGATATGAACAGCGCGGGCGACCCGGAAACCCAAGCGGACAGCCGCAGTCAGGGTTACGAATTCGCCAAGATTTTCAAGATTTCGACACCCATGGTGGTTCCGGGGTGCCGCATCACCAAGAACTTCGAGTCCGGCAGTCAGGAATTTCTGCACGTGCCATGCCCGCATGACGAATGCGGCCACATGCAGGTGCTGGAATGGGAAAACATGCTGGCCAGTCTGGATGAAGACCATCCAGAACGGGCGCATTTCACCTGCGAAGGCTGCGGGGCTTCGATTGAAGAACACCATCGCCCCAAGATGCTGCGGGGGGCCAAGTGGATCGCCGCGAACCCGAAGATGAAGCGGGTGCACCGGTCATTCTACATCTGGTCGGCCTATTCGCTGCTGCAGTCGTTTGAGCGCATCGCGCGGTCATGGCTGTCGGCCAAGGGCGACCCGCCAAAGGAGCAGACCTTCTGGAATGACGTGGTGGGCAAAGCCTATCGTGTCTTGGGTGAAGCGCCGCCTTGGGAAGACATCCGCGACCGGGCGTCGGAATCGGATTATGCCCACGGCACCATCCCTGCGGGCTTCCCTCTGCTGACCTGCGGTGTGGACTGTCAGGGCGACCGGGTGGAATGGCAGGTGGTCGCGTGGGGCCAGAACAAGCGCCGCGCGGTGGTCGAATATGGCGTGTTCAACGGCCACATTTCCGATGAAGGGTGCCAGTCGAAACTGAACGGCCTGCTGCGGCAGGACTTTCGGAACGCCTATGGCCGGAAGGTTGAAATCGACCTGCTGGCCATCGACGGCAACGCCTACACCGAAGACGTGTGGGATTGGGCGCGTCGGCACCCGGCATCCCGCGTCATCATGGTGCGGGGTGTGCATCCTGAAAGCGCCCCGCTGCTGGCGCAGGTGAAGAAGGAACGGAACCGGCGCGGCAAGATCGTTCGCTATTCGAAGCGCTTCTTCAACTTCGCCTCGTCGGTTCTGAAGATGGGGCTTTATCGGAACCTGAAGAAAACAGATCCGGAAGAACGCGGGTTCATCGCCCTGCCGAAAGGTCTGGAAGATGAATTCTTTCGCCAGCTGACAGCGGAAAGCCGGAAGGCACAGAAAGCGAAATCGGGCTTCACCCGGTATCTGTGGGTGAAAGACCCGAACCAAGCGAACGAAGGTCTGGACACCCACCTTCAGGCGGAAGCTGCGGCCATTCGCCTTGGGGTGCGCAATCTGCCGGACACCGAATGGGACCGCCTGATGACGGAACGCGAACGCCCGCCGGAAGATGTGCAGGGCGACTTCGAAGACCTGCTGATGGCGGCGCAGCCGCAGGCCGAACAGGTGGCGGACGAAAAGCCCGCCGAAGACGAAACTGAAGCGCAGGCCAAAGAGCGTGCGCGGTCGAAGTGGAGAAACAGGACGCGATGAGCGGTCTAATCAAGCCAGACGGAACGCCATTGGTGGCGGCTGAACGGTCTTCGCGCCCGACCGCCCGCTATATGCGTGACACCAAAAGTGGTGTCATCGCCAGCCGTGTCGCGCCCCTGACCAGCCATCGCGATGATGTGCGGCGGTCATGGTCGCGGGCTGCAGGTCTGGCCATGGACCTGATCCAGAACAGCGGTCGCTTGAAGGGTGCTACCGACCAAGTTCTGGCCGACACGGTGGGCGTGGGTCTGACGCTGACGCCTGACCCCGACCTGTCAGGCATGGGCTATGACGAAAAGGAAAAGGCTGACTGGATTCGGTTGGTCAAGAAACGCTGGCGGGCCTACTGGCACAACGCCCGCGAATGCGACATGCGTGGCAAGCTGACTGGTCCGCAGATGGTGGACATCGGGCTGCGCTGGCACATCGCCTATGGCGAGGCGACCGGCGTCTTCGATTTTTTCACCGCAGGCGACCGCAGCCGGTATGGCATCACCAGCGGCACCAAGCTGTGCCTCGTTCCGCCGCCCCGGCTGGTGCAGGACACCAGCCCGCTGGACGGTCTGTTCCAAGGCGTGCACCACGATGGCAAGGGCCGTCCGGTGTCCTACCGGTTCGAAACCGTCACCGGCGGTTTGAAGGCGAAGCGCGACTATGCGGCATTCGATGTCGATGGTCGCCCGCTGGTCATGCACGTCTTTGACCCGATGGACGCCACCGATGTTCGCGGCATTTCGCTGCTGGCACCGGCCTTCCGGAAGCATATTCAGGCGGAAATGCTGGATGATGCGACCCTGCAGATGGCCATTCTGCAGACGGTCTTTGCCATCACGCTGACATCCGAAGCGCCAAGCCAAGATGCCTATGAAGCGCTGGAAGTGCTGAAGGAAAGCAAAGGTGGCACGGGGTATGCGCAGGAGTATCTGGACTTCCTTGGGGCGCAGCTGGACCGGGCAGCGGAAAGCCGGATTTCGGTTGGCGCTGACCCGCAGGTGTCGCACCTTGGCCCCGGCGAAAAGCTGGGCATGGAAACCGCGAAGGTGCCCGGTCAGGACTTCTTGCCGTTTTCGAACAGCCTTGCCCGCGACATGGCCCGCACCATCGGCATCACCTATGGCGGGTTGACGATGGACCACACCGCCGCGACCTATTCCAGCGTGCGCATGGAAAATGCGTCCATCTGGGCGGTGGTGATGCGGCGGCGCGAACGCATCGCTGCCCCGATGTGCCAGATGGTCTATGGCAACTGGCTGGATGAAGAAGTGGGCGAAGGCCGTATTCCGTTCAAGGGCGGATATGAAGCCTTCCGCGCGAACCGTGACCGGGTGTCTGCGGCGAATTGGCAAGGCCCCGCAAAACCCACGGCGGACGATTACAAGTCGGCAAGGGCATCAACCGAACGGCTGTCGAACGGCACCAGTTCCATCGCCAATGAAACCGGCGACCTTGGGGTGGACCCGGATGCGCTGTTCGAACAGCGCCAGCGGGAACACCAGCGCTATGTCGATGCCGGGATGGAATCGCCCTATGCGGCGCGTGATGCGCAGCCTGTCATCGAAACGGAGCCTGCCCCATGAGTACGATGAAGGTTGGCCAAGATGTCGTGCAGATGGATGACCCCTGCGCGATGGCCGATGCGTTGCGCAAGGTTCGCATTCGACTGAGTGCAGGCCAGCTGCGGGAAACCGTGCGCATGGACGGCGAAGAGGTGACATTCCAGCGGGCGCGGCTGGATGACCTGAAACAGCTGATTGCGGAATACGAAAACGCCTGTCGCCGGAAGACCGGCGGCGCGGCCCGCACCAGACATGCGAAGCGGTTCCGCTTCACCTGACCGACAAGGAGACAGACATGACCATCTTGGTGGATGGCGAACTCGTTCTTTACGGGTTCGTCGGGGATGACTTTTGGGGTGATGGCTTCACCGCATCGCAGGTCATCGACGCGCTGGCAATGCTGGGGCGTGATGCGGACATCACCGTGCGCATCAATTCGGGCGGTGGCTACACCGATGACGGCATTGCCATCTACAACGCCCTGAAGGCACATCGCGGGGATGTCGCTGTGGTGGTCGATGCCATCGCCGCATCGTCGGCTTCGGTCATAGCCATGGCGGGCGACACCATCACGATGCGGTCTGGTGCCCTGATGATGATCCATGACCCGGCGAAGTTTACGTGGGGCAACGCGGGCGACCATGAAAAGTCCACCGAACAGCTGAACAAACTGGCTGACCTGATGGCCGACATCTACGCCGAACAGACCGGCGAAGATGCCGAAACCATCCGCGAAGACATGAAGACCGAACTGTGGCTGACCGGCGCGGAAGCGGTGGAACGCGGGTTCGCAACCGATACCGAAGGGGGCCGCGCCAAGGCTGTCGCCGCCTTCGATTACCGGGTTTATTCCCAAGCCCCCAAGAAACTCGTGGCCATGGCGAAGAAGGAAAAGTGGTCCTTCGAAGCTGCGACCCGAAACGCGGCGTCCGCCGCGCACCCCCCGGCCCATGAAAAGGAGACACCGACCATGGCACCCAAACCCGAAGCGGCGGACAAGGCACCCGCCAATCCGGCCACCGGTCAGCCGACCGGCGGCGCTGATGTTTCCAGCGCTGCGGATGTGAAGGCCCGCATCAAAGCCATCACCGAAGACGATGCGGCGACGGGGCATGAAGCCCTTGCGAAGCATCTGGCCTTCGACACCGACATGCCCGCCAATGACGCCATTGCGGCACTGAAGGCGGCAGCAACCGACGGCGCTAGCCAAGCGAAGACCGACGATGCCCCGAACCCCGCCAAGTATCAGGCCAGCCGCAGTGCCGCCGCTGACCTTGCGCAGCCCGCGCCGGGCGCTTCGGCCAAGCCGAAGGCCACCATTAACACCGGGGGCATCTATGCCGCCCGCCGTACCGGAAAGGAGGCATAAGCCATGGAAAATGCAACCATGCAGACCCGCAATCTGGCGTTCCTGCTGTCTGAAGCTGCAGGTCGCCGTTCGCGCAGCATCGTCACCATCGCCAATGGCGCAGGCAAGCTGGCCGCTGGCACTGTTCTGGGCAAGGTAACCGCCACCGGCGAATACGTTCCCGCTTCGGATGCTGAAGTGGTCGGAAAAGAAGGTGCCGAAACCGCCGTGGCCATTCTGGCCTATGGCGTCGATGCGACCGACCAAGCGGTGGAAGTCACCGCCATTGACCGCGATGCCGAAGCCAAGCTGCCGATGCTGTCTTTTGACGCTTCCGTGGCTGACCAACCCAAAACCGATGCGAAGGTGGCGCAGTTGAACGCTGTCGGCATCCGCGTGCGCTAAGGAGACCGCGACCATGTGGGAAACTGAATTTTCTGTGCTGGCCTTGACGGCAGCAATCAACAATCAGCCTTTCGTGCCGGGTCAGCTTGGCGCGACCGGCATCTTCGATGAAGATGGCGTGGCCGTAACCACCATCAAAATCGAAGAAAACAACGGCACGCTGGCGCTGATCGAACCGACCCCGCGCGGTGGCCCCGGTCAGACCATCGGTGACGATGACCGCCGCGTCATTCCGTTTGAAATCGACCACTACGAAATCAATGATGCCGTGCTGGCCGATGAAACCCAAGGAGTGCGGATTTTCGGCAGTGATGACCAGTTGGAAACAGTCCAGAACCGGGTTGATTCCAAGCTGTCCACCCACGCGCGGGCGCATGACGCCACGCTGGAACACCAGCGCGTCGGGGCCATCAAGGGTGTGATCCTGTCTGGCAAAGGCAAGGTGCTGCACAACCTTTATGACCGCTTCGGCCTTGCTGTGCCTGCGCCGATTGCGCTTGGTATCAACGCGCAGGTGGACGGCATCGCCACCAAGATCAAGGGCGATGTGGTCTATGCCATCGAAGACGAACTGGACGCGCCCTATGATCACATCCACGCGATGTGTGGTCGCGATTTCCACGATTATCTATGGGACCAGAAGGAAGTGCGCGAAACCTTCCTTGCCGACAACATGGGCTATCAGCTGCGCGACGGTGCGCCGGACGTGTTCACGGTCGGCAAGGTCACCTTCGAGCGCTACCGCACCGGAAAGAAAGCGACCGCCGCAAATGGTGGCGCAGCCTTCATTGCAGCGGATCAAGCGCGGGTGTTCCCGGTCGGTGTCGCGGATCTGTTCATCACGCGCTTCGCCCCGGCGGACCTCGAAGAAACGGTGAACACCATCGGCCTGCCGCGCTACGCGCACCAGTATCCGATGCCGAATGGCAAGGGTCGCCATCTGGACAGTCAGATGAATGCGATTTCGCTCTGCACCCGGCCCGGCGTGCTGAAAAAGCTGACCATCGTCTGACCTCTTTCGAACAGGACAGTGAAGCAAGGCCCGGCGGTAAACTGCCGGGCCTTTGGCTGCATCCCCAAGCGCCCGTGCGGCGCTTCGGAATTCAGCCTGTGAAGGAGACAATCATGGCGCAGACGAAGAAGAAGTGGGTGGCCTTCAAAAGCAATGCCACCGTGCCCGGCGATGTGATGGGTGAAGACAAGGACCAGAAGATGCAGGTCGGTGAACCCGTCCAGCTGCCCGCAGCCTATGCGGACCACGTGGTGCAGGATGGCTTTGCCGCGTTCTGTGATGCGCCGAAGAAGGCCGCGCCGAAGAAATCCAGCGGACAGTCCGCTGAAGAAAAGGCTGCTGCGGATGCTGCGACCAAGCTGGAGGCGGCGCAGGCCCGTGTCGATGACCTGAACGCCAAGCTGGGCGAAATGTCGGAGGGCGATGACGGTTGGGAAGCCCTGACCAAAGAACTGGATGAAGCGGTCACAGAACTGGCCGCGCTGCAGGCCGCATCCTGATGGACAGCAGTCTGCGCGAAGACCTGATGGCCGAAGTGGATGATGTGTGGTCGGAAGCCGTCCGCCATCTTCCGCTGGCCGATGGCCGCAAAGACCCTGAACGCGATGCGGTGGAATTCACAGCCGTGCTGCGGACGGGCGACCGCGATGCGGAGCGGATGAACTTTGGTCGCGGGAACAATGCCCGCGCCGGTGTGACGGCGGATGGTGGCCATCTGCGCATCGACCGTGCGGTGCATGCCGCGCTGGTGGTCCGCAAGGGCGACAAGGTGGTGGCACTGGATCGTGATGGCCGGCCGGTGTTCGAAGTGCTGTCGGTCGATGACCGGTCGCACCTTCGACTGATTTGCGAACTTGGGGATGCGAACTGATGTCGCTGACGATGATGGCGCTGCGGATTGCGGCGGTTCAGGCGCTGAAGGCTGGCGGCACGCTGGTCGGCGATAACGTGCTGGACAGCCAGATTTCCGCCATCGACCAGACGGCGGACGGCCAGCTGCGCAGCGACCAACAGCGTCCGTTCATTGCAGTCTACACCGACGCGGCCAAATCTCAGGAATTGGGGCAGACCGGCCTTCGGTCCAATGGCCGGGTGGACATCATGTTCAACTGCGGCGTGTCGCTGACCATGGCGCAGACTGACAAGGAAACCGGCGAAGCCAGCATTGTTGAAGGGTTCCCGGCGACGGATGCCCATTTTGAAGCGGTTCTGGATGTTCTGGACGTACAGATTGGCCGCGTTCTGAGCGATCCGGACAGCCCGTGGGCGCAGGTCTTCGGTGATTTTGTGCAGTCCTATGTCGCCAAGGAGCATGTGCGGTCCAGCAGCGCGGCGGAAAACGTGCGCCTTGCCGCCGGACAAACCAAGCTGACGGTCGAAGTTTTCGCGGACCCCCGCCTTGGCCAGCCCTTGCCTGATGGCGGGCCTTGGCCGCGTTTTATGGCGCTGATGGAAGAGCACGACGTCCCGCAGCTGGCGTTGTTCCAGCAGCTGTTGGGCGAAGCGGCCTCCGGCCCCTATGCTGAATTTGAGCGCCTGACCGGAATGACCACGCGCGATGCGCAGTCATTGCAGCTTTACACCTTTGGCGGTGTCGCGCGCGATGTCGTCGTGACGGATGCGGTCAATGAAGCGGTGCCGTCCTGATGGCAGGGCTTCCGGAAATCATTGATGACCTGCGCCGCCGGGTTGGAGAGTTGGAACGCCGCACGCGCTCGCAATCCCGCACCGGCGTGGTGGCGGAAGTGGATGCCGCCAAGGGCGTTGCGCGGGTGAGGCTTCTGGACGGTGACCAGCCATTTCTGACGGGCTGGATACCGTGGGAAGAGCCTGCAGCGGGTGCGAACAAGACGCACAACCCGCCGTCCGTTGGGCAGCAGGTCAAGGTCTATTCGGAGTCGGGCGACCTGTATGATGCCAGTATTCAGGGGAGCCTGAATTCTGATGCGAATGGCCGGCCTTCCGGGGCTGGGGATGAATATGTGCTGGCGTCGGTTGGAGCGGCTAGCGTGACAATCAGCGGCGGAGGGGCAACCATGGTTTTGAAAGTTGGGGCAAGCACAATAACCATGACCGATGGCGGCATCGTTCTGAGCACGCCGCGCCTCGATCTGAACTGATGCCTGCAGTTACCCGATTGGGCGACATGTGCACTGGTCACGGCGCATTCCCGCCTAGAAACAGCACTGGCGGCAGCCCGGATGTCTTTGTCAACGGCATTCCGGTGCACCGTCAGGGGGATGGTTGGGCTGTTCATTGCGACCCATTGCCAAGCTGCCATGGCGGTTCATTGGCTGCCGGGTCCAGCACAGTCTTTGTCAATGGCAAGCAGATTGGCCGGGTCGGTGACCCGGTGGATTGCGGGTCAAGTGTTGCCAGCGGGTCTGGCAATGTTTTCGCGGGCGGTTAACGCCCTAAACCAAGGAGAAAGCGATGAGTGATGAGAAAACCGCTTTGGCGGACTATGAGGTGACGCAGGCCCGCGAAATTGGCGGGGTGTTTCGCAGCAAGGGCGAGGTTCTGCCGATGACCGTGCAGCAGGCGAAATACTATCTGCCGCCCTATGGCAGCGGACTGAAGCCAGTTGCCGGAAAAGGTGCAGCGAAGCCCAAGGCTGATGACGCCAAGCCCCCAGCTGCGGCTGACAAGGCGAGCGCCTGACCCGGTATGGACCTGAATCACGATACCGGGGGCGCGGTCGAAGGGTGGGCGCATGTGGTGCAAAGCATCCAGACCATCCTTTCCACCCGGATAAACGCCCGCGTCTTCCGGCGTGAATTCGGGTCCGAAGTCCCGGCGCTGGTCGATGAGCCGATGAATGAAGCCAATGTTCTGGCGCTGTATGTGGCCGTTGCCGAGGCGCTGGAGCGTTGGGAACCCCGTTTCGAACTGACCGATGTTGCCGTGGAAGGCGCGGAAACGGGGGCCATCACCATGACCCTGATCGGAAACCACCGACCGAACGCCCACAAGGGTGACCTGACCACCGTTGCCGATGACATTCAGACCATCCGTGTCATGCGTGACCGGGTGGAAAATTGGAGCCTTGCCGCATGAGCCGCTTTGCCGCGCTGGACCTGACCACACTACCGGACCCGACCGCGATTGGCGTGCTGGACTTCGACGCCATTCTGGAAGCGCGACTGGTCGAACTGGAAGCGCAGCTGGCGGAAGTCTTCGATGCGCCGAAGGTGGCCGAAGTCATGGCGCTGGCCCGCAACATCGCGGCCAGCCCGATGCGCTATCTGAATGAAGCGGCGGCGGCGCGGGAACTGTATCTGGAAAATCGCATCAATGAAGCGGTGCGGTCGGTATTCCTGTCCACGGCGCGTGGCGATGACCTTGACCAGATCGGGGCCAATCGCGGTGTGCTGCGCAAGGTATTGGATGACAGCGACCCGGACAACCCGGTCATGGAAAGCGATGAAGCGTTTCGCGCCCGCATCCAGCTGGTCATCGAGGCGTGGTCGCCGCATGGCACTGAAGGGTCGTATGTCTATTGGGCGCTGGATGCTGATGACCGAGTGGTGGATGTGGCGGTCTATGGGCCGAACCACGGGCTGGACCCAGCCATTCCGCCTGCAGAGCCGAAAATGGTTATTCTATCCAGCGAAGGCGATGGCACGGCGGATGCCGCGCTGCTGGATGCGGTTTTTCAGCACTGCACAACTGACAAGCGCCGTCCGGTTGCCGACAAGCTGACCGTGGTATCCGCGCAGCCTGTGCCCTACGCCATCGAAGCGGTTCTGCATGTGACCACGCCGGAAACGGCATCAGCAGTTCAGGCGGCGGCGCAGGCGGCGGCGGAAGCCTTTGTGAATGGCCGCATCCGCATTGGCCGAAAACTCTATCGCACGTCCATCGCGGCGGCGCTGAGCGTGCAGGGGGTGGTCGATGTCGAACTGGTGTCGCCCGCCGCAGACTTGGAGATTGGGCCGTTCGATGCCCCTCACTGCACCGGCATCACGCTGACGCTGCAGTCCATCACCGGGGGGTGGCGCGATGTATGACGTGAAGAACACGCAGCTACCGCCCACTGCCACGCCACTGGCCAAAGCGTTGGACATTTTGGAAGAACGGCTGTTCAGCCTGCCGGTCCAAATGATTTCCAAAGACCCGGCCACAGTTGGTGTGGGTTTGCTGGATCATCTGGCGTGGGAACATTCGGTTGATGTGTGGGATTTGGACTGGCCGGAAGATGTGAAGCGCAGCGTCGTCGCGGTCAGTGCAGAAGTGCACCGGTTCAAGGGTACGCCCCACGCCATCCGCACCGCGCTTGCGGCCTTCGATGTCGATACCGAACTGCTGGAATGGTTCGAACCTGAAGGGGTGGCTGACGCTATGGACGCGGGCAGCTTCCGCGTCACGGCATATGCCAGCCGGTCGCTCTATGGGCCGAATGAAAACACCATCGACAACCGGATGGTGCACGCGATGAATTCTGTGGTGCAGCGGGTGGCCCCTGTGTCGCGGAAGCTGGTTTTTCGCCTAGGTGAGCGGTTCCGCACTGAAGGCTATCTGCGCACCGGCGCGCGCCCCGCACATCTGCATCAGGCCGACATCGACCCCGGCCCGCGCCCCGCGCAGGCCGAAGGCGGGCCGATGCTACGTACGGGGCAGCGCATTCGGCGGGTGTGCAGCGAAACCCATGAACCGCAGCCGCGACCGGCCCCAGCGCCCGTTGCGGCATATGTGCGGTTGGCGGCACGTGCTCTGGCCGTCAGTCAGGAATTCCATGATGTTCAAAGGAGGGCAGCGGGCTAATGCCGACAACACTTCTGACCGATACTGCGGAGGCGAAAATTACCGCCGCCGCCGGTTCGGGAACAGCGGTCGCCATCACGCATATCGCGCTTGGTGACGGTAATGGGGGCAACTACGCCCCCAGCTATTCCCAGACCGCCCTGCAGCGCGAACTGGCGCGGCAGGCCATCCAGACCCGTCACATCGTTGGCAGCAATGCCTGGCGCGTGAAAGCGGAATTCGACCCCGACACCCCGGCCTTCGCGGTGCGTGAAATGGGGTTCTTCGACGCAGACGGCGATTTGATTGCTATCTGGGCTGGCAATGACGTGGTGCCGCGCCAGACTGGGGCCATCACCTATCTGGTGGACCATGTTCTGAGCTTCACGCGGGTCGATGAAGGGTTGGTCATCGTGAACGCGCCGGATGACGTGGTGTTCGACCTTGCTGTCACAACCGGCACCGCAATCGCAAACCTGCAACTTGAACAGCTGCGCCAAGCGGATGCCATCCGCTTGGCTGAAGGCACGTTCTTCATCTGAGGAGGCCACGGAATGGCGACCAGTACCGAACAAATCAACGACCTGATCGGGGCCTATACGGACCTGAAGAACACCTTCGAGACCAAGAAATCGGGCATCGAAACGGCGCTTTCTGCGGCGGCGGAAGCCTATTCGGACTTCCTTGTGTCTTTCTATGTCGATCAGGTGACCGGCAATGATGCAAACCCCGGCACGCAGGCATCGCCGGTCAAGACCATCCAGCGGGCTATCGACATGACCCCTTACACCGCGCTTGCTGATATTCGGGTGCGCGGGGCCTACACCACCACCCGGCGCTACAAAACGATGGGGCGGCATGTGCGCATCTCGGCCTATGACAGCGAATGGGTGATCGTGAGTGATCCGGCCAGCTATCCCGCTTTCACGATTTCCTACGGTCTCGGCTTCAATGACATCCGCGAGGTCTGGGGTTTTGACATTTCGTGGGGCGGCTACATCGACCTTGTGCGCTGGAATGTGAAGCTGCCGAGCGAGGCGGCGGTGCTTGCCGCGCTTCCGACCGCGACCGGTGACAATAACCGTTCCATCGGTCTTTTCAGCTACGGCGCATCGGATCGGATGGAAGTTGGTGGCGGCACCATTCGCTACTGCAATATCGACATCCCCGCCGATTACTACGGCAACCTGCTTGGCGACTACGGCGGATACTACCTTCAACTCGCCAACATCACCACCAGCGGCGCGGGCACCTATGGCGGTTCGGTTCTGCCCGGCGCGGCAGCGGCATCGCCAGCATCTGATTACGGTCATCTTCTGATGACCAATATCAACACCCTGTAACGCAAACCAAGAAAGGAAACGACATGCTTTCGTTTGATTTTGACGGTCGCCGCTATGAAGGGTGGACCGAAGAAGATGCCCGCCGTGCTGGCGTTCCTGCGGATGTGATCGCATCCGCCAAGCTGGATGCACGCCGTGGCGCGGTCAGCGCTGAATGTCGCCGTCGCATCTATTCCGTCGCATCGGTGGAGGCGCAGATGAACATGGCGACCGCCGTCGCATTGGTTTCCGGAAAGGCAGAAGCTGACCGCACCGATGATGACAATACGGTTCTGAACGGCGTTCAGGTGGCGCTTGCTTGGGTTTCCGACATGCGTGCGGCGTTTGAGGATTTGGCTGCAGATCCCGACGCGGATTTTTTGAGCGACGCGGCTTGGCCTGCGCTGCCGCCCGAAATTCCGCCTCTTATCGACCGGTTCTGAGGTCGAGCGCAGCAACGCTTCTGGCACCATTCAAATCCCTTCCCGGCGGATGCCGGGGCATGCCCGGCTGAGGAGTGCCGGGTTTTCTTTTGTCAAAGGAGACGAAGATGAGCTTTCTTAGCTTCCACCACGGCACCCGCCTGCAGGAGTCCAATGAAACCCCGGTGCTGGTGCAGATCGCGCAAACCGCAGTGGTCGGCCTCTTGGGCACCGCGCCCGATGCGGACGCGACCAAGTTCCCGCTGAACACCCCGGTGCTGCTTACGGGCAATCCTGCTGCGGCGGCTGACCTTGGGGATGCGGGCACCTTGAAGGATGCGGTCGATGATGTGTTTGACCAGATCGGTGCTTACACCATCGTCATCCGTGTCGATGAGGGCGTGGACACCGCCGCCACCATGTCCAATCTGGTGGGCGACGCTACGCAGCTGACCGGCGTGCACGCGCTGAAAAAGGCCGAAGCGCAGCTGGGCATCAAGCCCCGCCTGATTGCGATTCCGGGCTTTACCAGCGGGGACGGTGTGACCGCCAATCCGGTGGTGGCCGAACTGATTGGTGTGCTGGACCAGCTGAAGGCCGTGGCTTTTGTCGATGGGCCGGACACCACCGATGCCGATGCCATCGCCTATCGCGACCTGATCGGGTCGCAGCGTGTCTATGTGGTGGACCCCAAGGTGCTGGTCTGGAACACCGCCACCAGCGCCTATGTGGCCCGCCCGGCGTCGGCCCGGTTCGCCGGCGTTCAGGCCCGCGTCGATACCAATCTGGGGTTCTGGCATTCGCTGTCGAACAAGAACATCAACGGCATCGGCGGCGCGTCGCGGACTGTGACCTACGGGCTGCAGGCGAACTATCTGAACGAAAACCATGTGGGCACCATCATCAACATGGGGTCCGGCTTCATCACATGGGGCAACCGCGCCGCCACCACCGATGACCTGTGGGTGTTCCTGTCGGTGCGCCGGACGGCGGACTTCATCAATGAAGCCATCGAAAAGGCGTATCTGGAATTTGTGGATAAGCCGTTCTCGGCGGGCAACCTGAAGTTCATGCTGGAAAGCGGCAACGCGGCGATGCGGACCTTCAAGGCATCCGGGGCCATTCTGGGCGGTCGCGTCTGGATTGACGAAACCCTGAACGAGCCGACCGAAATGGCGGCGGGGAAAATCACCCTGTCCATGGAATTTGAGCCGCCCGCCCCGATGGAAGACATCCGGTTCATCACGCACCGCAACATCCAGTATTATCTGGAACTGACCAAGGAAGCGCTGAAGGCGGCGGCGTAAGCCTGCGCCACCGGTGAGTGAACAAGGCGAATGCGCCGCCGGTGCGTTCGCCCCTTTAAGCTGCGCTGAGAAGGAGTAACAGCCATGAAATCCACCCCCGCTTACATCCTGCGGAACTGCGCCCTGTGGGCCAATGAAGACGTGAAGGTCGGTCAGTTTTCCGAAGTGTCGATTTCGATGCCGAAGGAAAAGACCGAAAGTTTCCGCAACGGCGGCATGATTAAGGAACGCAAGGCCAGTATGGGTTATGAACATGATGACCTTGAATTCACCCTGACCGCCTTCGACCCCGCCACCCTGAAGCTGATGACCGGCAAGCCCGGCACCGAACATGGTTTCATGGTCACCGGTGCCCATGTCGATGAAGACGGTGTGACGCACAGTGCCGTCTACTACGTGCGTGGTCGCCTCGTCGCGGGCGATGCCGGGAACTGGAAACCCGGCGACAAGGCCGAACTGAAGTGCACCGTGGTGCAGAACTATGCCAAGCTGGAAATCGACGGGTCGGAAATCTTCGAGATTGACGATTTCGATTTCTCGGTGGGCGGCGTCAGCCAGACCGGCGACATCCGCGCCGCGCTGCTGCTGTAAGGGGGCACCATGGATTATCCAATTGAAGTGACCCTTCAGCGCCCCGTCACCATGGGTGGCAAAACCATCGAAAAGCTGGTGTTCGATGAACCGGACCTCGGCACCAGCATCGCGGTCGAAGAGGCGAAGTCGCCTGCAGAACAGACCGCCATTCTGTTGGCGGGCATGGCGGGCGTGGACCGCGCGGTGATGCTGAAGGTCAAGGAAAGCGATTTCCGCGAAATCGGCAAGCGCGTTCTGGAACCCTATCAGGCCCACGTGGCCGCGCAGCAGGGATCTGATGCGGGAAACGGGAAACCGGCAAAGTAGCGAAAGACCTGCGCTTTGCCGCGGGGTTCGTCGCAAAGTCGCTGGCGACCCCGCTTCCGCAGGTGTTGGCCATGAAGGTCAGTGAATTCCACATCTGGCAAGATACGGCCCGTGATGTGTGGGAGGCGACCCGCCTGAAATTCGAATAGCGTCAGTCGTCAGACAATGGGCGCTGGAAAGCGTTCAGCTGGTCGCGCTTCATCGGGCGGGCTGGCCCGCTCTGATACGTCATGGCGCGATAGGTCACCACCAGCAGTGCTGCGAAGGCCAGTGCACCCCAAATCCCGCCAGCAAACATTCCGACAAGTATTATCGCCGCGATAGCGGCGGCAATCATCAAGATGGCAAAGATCATCGCAAAAAATTCCATGGCCTAAATATAGGCATTTCCTCCTAAAATTGCAATGTGAGTGGGTGACCCATGGCGACCAAGCGCATCGAAACGCAGCTGACCATCAAGGCGGTGGATCAGTATTCCGGCATGCTGCACAATATGCGGACGGTTACAGGGCGTTTCGCAGATGGTGTGCGCACCGAAATGAGCCGCCTTCAGGGGTTGCGCGGCCCGCTTCGGCTGATTGAAGATTTCCGCAAACAGCAGCAGGTTGTCAGCCAATCCGGTGAAGCCTTGGGGCGTGCGCGGGAACGTGTTCGCCAGCTACAGCATGCGATCATCACCACTCGCAATCCGACCGCGCAGATGCGCCGTGAATTTGAGCGGGCACGTGCGACCGCAGACCGACTTGAGCAGCAGCACCAGAAGAACCGCCGAGCGCTGTCCGGCCTGCAGGGGCAGCTGCGCCAAGCGGGTGTGAACACTGGCGATCTTGCCGGGGAACAGCGGCGGCTGGCCGGAGCGCTAGATGGCGCGACCACGGCCTTCGGTCGCCAGATGGAGCGCATGCGCCGCCTTGAAACGATGCAGACTCGTATTGCGGAGGCGCGGGAACGCATGGACCGGTCGCTGGCCACGGCGGCAAACCTTTCGTTTGTCGGCAATGCCTCGATGATGACCGGTCGCCGCATTATGACGGCGCTGTCCGGCCCTGTGCAGCAGGCCATCGAATTTGAAAGCGCGATGTCCGATGTCCGCAAGGTGGTGGATTTCGACACGCCGGAATCCTTCACGCAGATGTCCGATGACATTCTGGATCTGTCCACCCGCATTCCAATGGCAGCGGACGGTCTGGCGCAAATCGTGGCGGCTGGTGGCCAGTCGGGCATCGCCCGCGAAGAACTGACGCGCTTTGCTGAAATGGCGGCGAAGATCGGCGTGGCGTTCGATATTTCTGCGGACCTTGCGGGTACATCCATGGCCAGCATCAAGACCGCCATGGGGCTGACGCTGGACGAAACAGGCTCCCTGTTCGATGCCATGAACCATCTGTCGAACAATTCTGCCGCACGTGCTGACCAAACGTTGGACTTTGTGAACCGCGCGGGTGCATCCGGCGCGACGTTCGGCTTCAGCAACACTGAAACGCTTGCCATAGGCGCTGCAATGATCGCGGCAGGGGCTGGTGCGGATACCGCCGCCACATCCTTCCGCAACATGGGGCGGGCGCTGACGCGCGGTGCAAGTGCGACCAAGCGGCAGTCTGAAGCGATGCAAGCCCTTGGCCTTGACGCCGAACAGATCGCCCGTGACATGCAGCGTGATGCAGTCGGCACGACTGCTGACGTGCTTCAGCGCCTTCGGGAATTGCCGGAACATATGCAGGCATCGGTGATGTCTGACCTATTTGGTGATGAGGCGCGTGAACTGACCAAGCTGATTAACAACGCGGAACTGTTGCCGCAGCTTCTGTCTATGGTCGCGGAAGAGCGCCAGTATCTGGGCAGCGCTGAAGCTGAATATGCGGCCCGCGCGGAAACCACGGCGAACAACCTTCAACTGATGCGGAACCAAATGGCCCGCCTTGGTATGAGTATCGGGGAAGTTGTTCTGCCGCCGCTGAATGACCTTCTGGAAATGTCGCAGGGCGTCATCGACCGGATGGTGGCGTGGACCAAGGAACACCCGAAGCTGACCAAGTGGCTGGTCATCGGTGCTGCGGCGGTTGGGGGACTGGCGATTGCCGGTGGTGCCCTTCTGACGGCAGCGGCGGGCCTTATCGGCACCATGGCGGTTCTGCGCTTCGGGCTGGTTGGGCTTGGTGCGCGTGCCATCTTCGCGGGTGGCAACATCGCAAGTCTGGCCGGTCGGTTTGGGCTGTTGCGCCGTCTGCCTCGGTTCCGCCTTGCAAGCCTAGTAACGCCCATTCGTTGGGCAGCAGGGTTGATTCCGTCCATTCGTTGGGCTTCGCTGGCAGGCGGGCTTCGTTGGACTTCGCTGATCCGTCCGCTTTCGTGGCTTGGCCGTGGCGCTTTGCGTTTCATCCCCGTGATTGGCTGGGCCACATTGGCTGGCGAACTGCTGTGGCACTTCCTGATTAAGCCGCTGGGATGGGATGAATACCTGCCGTCGATTGACTGGCATCGCATCTGGGGTGCCTTTTCGTGGGAAGGCTGGTTGCCTGAAGTTGATTGGTCTGAATTCGTGTCGGCAATCGACTGGCCGGAATGGATTTCCGATGTCGATTGGTCGCGTTGGCTGACGTTTGACTGGCTGACCTACATCAGCCCGATTTCATGGGTACGGTTCATTCCGAACATCCCTTGGTCGGACTGGTTTGGGTTCGAATGGTCGGACTTCCTGCCGGAGTGGAACTGGAACTTCATCGGTGAAATTGATTTCGCCGGTCTGATCAAGTGGCCGGAGCCGCCGGATTGGCTGAAGTGGCTGATGGGCACCGAAGACGAACCCGCAGCGCCGGTTCCGACCGTGATGGATGCGCCCGGCTTCGACCAATTGCCTGCTGCAGAGCGGGCGGCGGCGGAAACGGTTGTTTCGGTCATCCACTCTGGACCGCTTCCGACCCCTGCGCATCTGCAGGAGCTGCGAGACTATGCCGCCAGCCTGCGCGATGAAATCGCGGGCATTCAGGGCGAAATCGACAACCTTGGCGAAGGTCCAATGGCTGAAACCATGGCGATGCCGTTGCAACAGACCATGGACGCCCGCCGCAGGGACTTGCAGAAGGTGGAAGCGGAACTGTCGAATGCCGAAGGGCGCGCGGGCGATTTGGCAACGGCCCTTCAGGTCATCCATAGAACAGATGTCGCGCCTGAAATCGGCACGGCATCTATTGAGCGGGCCAATGACCTGATTGCCCAAATGCTGGCAAACCTGCGGGCCGTGTCTGGCGCTGAAATCAGGGCAACGGTTACGCCGCAGCCCGCCGGTGCCCGCGCCCGTGGTGGCCCCGTTCGCACTGGCCTGCCCTATCTTGTGAACGAAAACACCCCGCGTTCGGAGTGGTTCGTTCCAAGTCGGTCGGGCGGCGTTCTGAATGTTGGACAGGCACAGTCGGCCTTCCGGTCATACCTGTCCGCATCGGCCCCGCGACCGGTTGACGGCAACCCCGACCTTGCGCGGCTGCATCGTGGGGCGCAGGGGCTTCGCGCTGCCAGCCTTGCGGTGCTGACCAGTTCGGCGCTTGCGGCCCCGGCTGCGGCGCAAGGCCCGTACGGCGCTATGCCAAAGGGCGAAGTGCGAGTGGAAATCAATGGCGGCATCAACATTCAGGTGCCGTCCGGCGTGTCCGACCCTGACGCCATCGCGGACCTTGTGTCTGAACGTCTCGGGCAGCGTGTCGCGGCCACGATGTCTGCCAGTTTTTCCGACTAAGGGGGTGAGATGGCTGGACCTGTGACCATGGCCTTGGGGCCATTCATGTTTCGTGCCCACGGCTTCGGTTACACCGGAGTTGGGCGCAAGCTGGACACCACGTGGGCTGAAATCGAAACTGCGGGGCGGCTGAACGCCCTGCAGTGGACCGGACCCCGCACCGAAGTGGTGACCATCAATGGCGTGCTGTTCCCGCAGGAATTCGGCGGGGCTGGCACATTGGAAGGCGTGCGGCTGGCCGCGAAATCCGGGGTGCCGCTGATGCTGGTGTCCTTGGGTGGCAAGGTCTTTGGCAGTCACGCCATCCAGAAGGTCGATGAAGACCGCGCGTTCCATGACCGCTACGGCACACCGGGCCGCAATGCCTTCACCATAGAAGTGAAGCGCATCGGGGCCGGGTTCAGCCTGCTGTCACTGCTGGGGATTTTCTGATGGCCAGTGTTTACGTGACCACCGCCGGGGATGCGTTGGACCTGATTTGCCTACGCGAGTACGGGGCGCAGGCGGGTGCGGTCGAGCGGGTACTCGAGGCGAACCCGCATATCAAAGCCGTGGCCCACCGATTGCCGGTGGGTACTGAAATCACCCTGCCCGACATGGTGGTGCAGGATAGGGCTGGCCGGCCATTAAGGTTGTGGGACTGATGACGCATCCGCGCATTCTGGTGACTGTCGATGGCGTGCCCGTGTCGGGTGCGTTCTTTGACCGGCTTGTCAGCCTGACCATCACCGACCGCGAAGGCATCCGGTCTGATACGCTGGATCTGGTTTTCAATGACGCGGCCCCGCATTTCCAGTCGCCCCGGCGTGGGGCGGTTGCCACTGTCACTATCCTGAACGGCATTAGCGGCGGGTTTGTCGGGGCCTACATCATCGACCGGGTGGAATTCGCATGCCTGCCCTACACCATCACGGTCAGGGGGCATTCGGCTGACCTGCGGTCTGAAATGAAGGCGAACAAGACCAAGCATTGGGACAATGCGTCGGTGAAGGACATCGTGGAAGAAAAGGCCGGCGACTATGGCCTGCAGTCCAAGATTTCCGATACCGTGTCGGGCCATGTTTATGAATGGATCGGCCAGCAGGATGAATCCGACCTGAACTTTCTGGAACGTCTGGCGCAGCGCCACGGGGCGCTGTTCACCATCAAAAACGGCACGCTTCTTTGGCTGGAACGTGGCACAGGAAAGTTGGCGGACGGAACGGCCATTCCGCCGTCGCTGGTGTTCGCGCCGTCCATTATTGAGGGGTCATGTCGGGTGTCGGAAACCGATGTGGACCGTTTTGCGAAGGTCAAAGCCTATTGGCAGGACCGCAAGGGCGCGAAGCGGCAGGAAGTCATCGTGGATGCCGACCCGGAAGCAAGCGGCGAACATGTCCTGCGCGACCCATACAGTTCGAAGGAAGAGGCAACCGCTGCCGCCAAGGCCGCTGCCCGCGAAATGATGCGGGGCCTGATTGAAACCGGGTGTTCGATCGTCGGTCGCCCGGCGCTGATGGCGGGCCAGCCCGTCATCTATGCGGGGGTGCGCCCGCTGGTCGATGGCCGTGAATTCATCCTTGATAGGGTGACGCACACCTTCACGAAATCCGGCGGTCTGCGCACCGCTTTTACAGGCAAATTTAAGGCTGAATAACAGTCAAGGGGGCAGGCTTGCTGGGAAAAAGTCTTGAGTATTGGGCCGTGGTCATCGGCATGGTTTTCTATGTCATGAGTCGCGATGCCGAACGGGAACCGCTGGCGCGGCGGGCGGTGAAGACCGTGGCGTCTGCATTCCTGTCCTATGGGTTATCGCCCACGCTGGCCCCGCTGACGCGGGGGTCCGAAGTTCTAGCGGCGCTGGCCATCATGGCCTTTGCCTTGGTGCTGCTGGACACCATCACCGCGCTGTTCGCGGATCGTGAATTCGTGAAGGACATGGTGCGGCGACGGGTTGGCGGGGGGCCGAAGGATGATTAACACCCGCGCGGCATTGCGCCAGAACTTTGCGATGATTGTGCTGCTGCTGGCGGTGATGGTCATCAGCGGATTTTCCGCCGCGTGGGATGCCCTGTCAGGCAAGCGGTGGTTTCGCGACATCACGATGCAGACCCCGTTCTATGCGGTGACCGCTGAAGCCGAACCGGTCGATGGTGGGCTGACCGTGCGCGGCACTATGGTCAAGCGCCGGTGCGAGTATCAGGGGCTTCGGGCCTATGTGGTCCGCGCCAGTGGTTTGCGCGTGCCTGTCGCGTTGGATGTTTCGCCCGAAACCGCCGTCTGGGGTGGCGGGTCGCGGCCCCCTTCCGAAATTGCGGAAGTGTGGGGGCCTTGGGTCATTTCCGCGCCGCTCTTTGGTCGTGCGGCGGGGTGGGAAATCTTCGCCTTCCACCTGTGCCCGAACGGTCGGGTGCAGGTGAACCTATTCGCGGCTGGCCCGTGGTTGCCAGCGGACTGACCTGATTTTCACAATCGAAGGAGGCGGCAATGGCTGCTGATGCTGTTCAGGCGTCCCTGAACGGGCGCTTCACCTATCGTGCGGACAAAGGCGAAAGCTGGCGCATCATGGGCGGTGACGGGCCTGTGGCGGGCGACTGCGAAGACTATTCGCTGACGCTGGTCTGGCTCTATGAAGGCCGGTCGATGTGGCGTTTCTGGTGGGCGCTGGCCACCTTCAAATACGTGCTCTGGCATTGCCTGTCGCCGGGTGGTGCGGGGCATGCCGTGGTTTGGTGCCGTGGTCGCGGCTGGACCGATAACATTCAGCGCCAGCTGGTGTCGCGCGGCGACCTGAAGGCCAAGGGCTATCGGCTGCGCTTTCCCTACCTGTTCCCGCTGGTCGCGCTGAAGTTCCTGCTGCGACCATTGCTGCAGCGCATCTGACGCGCGGCATTTCCCTGAAAATCGAAACTGAAGCGAGGTGTGACATGCAAGTGTCGGACATCCAGATGCTGCTGGCCGATGTCGGCTGGTACACGGGCGCAATCGACGGTGATGCCGGGCCGAAAACGTGGGCGGCGGTGTCGCGTGTAGAACAGCTGCAGGGCACGAATTACCGCGATGCGCCGTCACGCTGGTCAAAGCGCCGTCGCCTGATTGGTGCCGGTCAGGCCTCGCTGACTGTTCTTGGCCATGAACCCGGCGTCATCGACGGTTACACCGGGCACAATACCGCCGAAGCCCTGACCGCGTGGCGCAGCGCCAAGGCTGGCGTGTCTGCTGCGGTGGAGCGGTCGCCTGTCACCGGGTCGCGCAGTCATCCGAAGCAAGACGTTTTCCCGCGCCAGCGCGACATGGCCGATTTCTATGGTGAAGCTGGTGGCCCGCAGTGCGCGGCGGGCAAGGTGGGTCTTGCCTATCCCATGGTGATCGCGTGGAACAAGCGCCAGACCATCCAGCGGTTTTCCTGCCACGAAAAGCTGGCGCAGCCGCTGACCGACATCTTCCGCCATGCGCTGCAGCACTACGGGCAGGCTGACATCGAGCGTCTGCAGCTGAACGTCTTTGGTGGGTGTTTCAATTTCCGCAAGAAACGTGGCGGCAGCACGCTGTCCACCCATGCCTTTGGCGCGGCGGTGGACCTGAACCCGGAACAGAACCAGCTTCGCTGGGGTGCTGACCGGGCGCAGTTCGCCCGGCCGGAATATGAGCCCTTCTGGAACATCGTGATGGCCCACGGCGGCACTCCTGCGGGCTACGCATGGGGCAAGGACTGGATGCACTTCCAATTCGCGAGGCTTTGATATGCTGAAGTTCTTCGGTCGGTTTATCATCGGCGGTCGGTCGGGCAAGCGGGAACAGGCGTGGGCCGTGTTCCTGCTGTGGTGCTTCGCCTTCGCGTGGATGGCGGCAAAGGAAGCTGCTGGCGTGGCCATGGAAGGCACGCAATCCATCCTGTCGCTGGCTTTTCCCATGGTCATCGCGAACCTTGCACTGGCCCACGGCATGGAATGGGTCAGCACCCAAACCGGATGGGGTGACGGGCAATGATGGCGGGGGTTCTTCGGTATGGCTGGCGATTTCTGACCAGCCGCATCGGTCTGGCGGTCGTGGTCTGCGCCCTTCTGTGGGGCTGGCATGTCTATGACAAGCGTCAAGCGGTCAGCGCCGCCCGCGACGGGTTTGTGCGCGAATTCGAACTGACTGCCGTTCAGACCGAACTGGATGCGATGCGCCGCAGGATGGCTGCGGCGGATGAAGCGAACCAAGCCCTGCGGGAAAAGGTGCAGGCGGCTGAAGGCGAAGCCCTGCGCTTTGCCGCCGAACTGGAGGCATATGAACGTGACACGCAAGTCAATCCTGAAGGTGTTGTGGATTCCGGTCTTCTTGAGCGCCTGCGGGCAAACTGACATCGCACGCATTCAGGCCGCAGGTGTTGCGGTCGGCGAAGCGCGGGCGGAACAGGTTCTGCCGGACCTGCCAGAAGACTGCCGCCGCCTGTCCTATAGCGGCGTGCGTGAAGGTGACCGGCTGGATGTGGCGGTGCTGAAGGCTGACGCGGCCCTTGCGCGGCAGAACGCCCGAACCTTACGCTGCGCCGATTGGTACGGCCAACTGCGGGCGGGGCTGCAGAATGGCCCGCAATGAGTACCAATGGATGCTTTCCAACTCCCTTCTCGTTTTTCACCAAGTCAAGTTTTTCGCATGAATGACATGCGTGCAGAGCTGATCCAAGTGCGTGAAAGGTCGGTGCAGCATTCGGATCTGGTACTCCCGTGCCCTTTCGATCTGATAGGTAAATCCAGCATCATCTAGAGTCTCCAAGATCGCCCTCAAGCGCGATAACGGTAGCTGATCACCGGTATGGAACTCGATGAAAAGATAATGCACGTTCTTGAGAAGATGTTTGCACTCCTGCAAAACGCCATCTTCCGCACCCTCGATATCCAGCTTAAGAAGATCAACGGGGGCATCGAGAAAATCACTCAACTTGGCAGACTTAATTACAAGACCATCTTCGTTGTTGATCTTTGTATAGCGCGAGTAGATGGAAGAGGCCATGGACTGCCCTTGCCGTCGCATCAATGGATAGTCGGCACCGTCATCTGTAAGGGCTAAATTATACTTTTCAATATCTTCACCGAGATGTGCCGTGTTTTTTGTCAGCAGTTCAAAATTACGCGGATCCGGTTCAAAACACAGTATCTTGGCCGCAGGGTAGCGGTTCTTGAAGTACAAAGCCGCCATCCCTATGTGAGCGCCGCCATCGATTATTCGGGGAGCCTCGGCGCCCAGTTCCGCGTAATAGTCTTCATAGAGAAAGATCTCCTTGTAGACGACATAAACAGAAAACAGATCATCGAAGTTAAGGCTATGGCCCATAAACTCGACACTAGGCTGCTCAGTGTTAAGCTTCGCCTCTCCGTTTTCCAATGCCAAAGCAAGTTTACGAAAATCAGGCAGGTCTTTAGGTCCAGCGCCGGGTCTTATCCCATTGGATACCAAGTGCTCTTGAAGCGACAGGATCGTCTGCAGTTCCTGCTCTTGAAGTCTGGTGTTCGAAGAAAAGTTCTTGCTTGCCTCCAGCATTGAGTCAGTTACTCGCCTGAGTTGTCTGGATACCTCGTCTCGGGTTCCATCCATGTGGGCCTGTATCGTTCTAGAAACGCTGGTTTGAGTGACGCTGATCTCTTTCTTGATCTCTTCAAGCTTTGCCGACAGCGTTTGCACCGTAGATTTCAGGTCTTCGGCGCTTGCGGTTGGCTCCGCATTCATCACATCAAGCGCCTTATCTATAGAGCGTTCGACCAAATTTGGCAGGCCTTCGAAATCCTGTCTAATAGCCTGAAGATCGTCAATTTTATGCTTTAGTTCCGCAACGTGATCGGATGATGAGAGCGAGTCCGCCATGCTCTTTCTTGTCTGCTCCAGCTGTATAGGAATATCAGCAATGCCGTCGCTCAACTGATCGATTGTCCCGTGCAGTTCGGCTGCTCGCTCGCGATGGATTTCACCCTCCCTGCAAAGCTCTTTCAGCAAGTTTTCCTGTTCATCAAACCGCCGCTGAAGCTGGTTTTCGAATTCGCCAAACCGCTTGAGCGGCTGGAGTTCCGTCTCAAATTTCAGGCCCATGCTGTTGAGGTCATCCGCGCCCTCGGACCGGAGACGCTGCAGTTCGAGAAGCTGTTCATCAAACCGCCGCTGAAGCTGGTTTTCGAATTCGCCAAACCGCTTGAGCGGCTGGAGTTCCGTCTCAAGTTTCAGGCCCATGCTGTTGAGGTCATCCGCGCCCTCGGACCGGAGACGCTGCAGTTCGAGAAGCTGTTCGTTGTTCCCCTGCATCAAGACACGTTCAACATTTACAAGCTGATCTTCAATGCGAGCCAGAACCCGCCGAAGCGGAGAAAAACGGCGGTAAATGCGTGACAGTCTTTCCTTTAAAAATGCCACTACTTCAGTCCTCCCTCTGCAGCTGAGGCTGCTGTTCGGCATAGGCTGCAACGATACTAGGGGAAACAACGCCCTTAGGTAGGCCGAACGGGAACTCCTTGGTGAGATAGTTCGTCAAAACGGAATAGGCGGCGCGCCTCTCAGGCTCGGGCATGTCGGATTTGTCGGGCCTCACGCGTATGTCTGCCTTGTTGAGCAACACCGTGAGCGGCAAATAATCTAAGCCGCGGGCATCTAAATACGCTTTCGACAACGAGAGATTGCGCACGATGTTCCGCATCTGCTCCGCTTCTGTACGCTTACCCGCCGTGATAGATCCGGGGCGATTTCGTCGGTAAAAGTAGAGCGGCGCAGAAATGGCCGAGATCTTTCCGGCTTGAGTGGACCATTGCACAGTCCAGAACCAGTCTTCAAAGTTTGCTCCATCGGGAAAGTGCGCACCTATTCGCCGCAGGAAATCCGTTCTGTAGATCTTCGTCCAAACCGCACAAATTTTTGCAAAGTTATGCCGTTTGAATGTACCGTTTTCAATCTCGGTACAATCATAGTGGCTGACCCATTTAGAATTGGGCTGAAAATAATCAAAACAGTCGAACACCGTCACATCACTATCGCTGGCCACTAATTTGGAAAATGCTTTCTCGCATGCGTCATAAGCCAGCCAGTCATCGGAATCCACGAACATCATGGCCTTGCCGGATGCACGCATCATAGCAAGATTTCGCGCTGAGGACAGTCCCAACTGCAATGGACGGTTGATTACAAGAATGCGCTCATCAAGACGCGCGTATTCTTGTAGAATTTTCAACGAATTATCGGTAGATGCGTCATTGACTGCAATGATTTCAAGATTGCGATGGCTCTGACTTATTATACTGTCAAGGCAGCGATCCAGATAGTCCGCTACATTGTAGACTGGCAGAATAATCGACACTCTGTCATTCTCTGACTGGGACAGGCTGCCCCCCGGAGATGCGGATGATTGTTTCTGAAATCGATTTACAATCGCTTCTACCGCGCGCTCGGTCGACGTGCGGCCTGACACGATGCTGAGGTGGCTATCGAAGTATGCTCGCGCACGCTCTCGTATGTCACGTTGCTCGATTTCAAAGGCTATGCTTTCCTTCAACGAAGCTGCTGTCTTGGCGACGGAAAATGCACCTTCTGCTTCATTGAAAGTGCGGGACCCTTCGTCGTGAGGATTATAATAGACGACAGGTTTTCCAAGAGCCAAGGACTCGTAAATTGCGTTCGAGAAACGGCTGATGAAAAGAGTGGACTCTTTTAAAAGATCATGCAGAGGGGCTTCGCTTACTTTGTCTTCATAACCCGTCAGGTCGGTTTCATCTTGGGGGTGAACGGACAATACATACTCCAGCCCAAGCGCTTCGCAGCTGGTCGCAACATCAACCAGCCAATCGCGGCTAAACTCAAGGCAGGTCTTGAAGGAAAAATTGATATTAATCAGGACCAACGGCGTCGATGGAAAAGATACAGGTTCATGGAACAATGGCTCGACACGATCCATCCCAATGATCGCATGGGGCCGCTCCGCGAAATATGTGGCGTCAAATTCGCTGGCCAGCAACAGAAAGTCGCTTTTTGTATAGGGCAAGCGGTTCGGATCCGAGTACCCCTTGTTATTCCAATTTTTCCTTAAAAAATCAGTCGTGCCTTCCTGTAACCCAATGATATCGATTCCCATCGACTGACAATGGCTTAGCAAATGGGAAGATGCGACATCCCAGTCATTCATTACAAGAACCGCTTTGGGTGATCGTATCCGACTGGTAAAATCCTCATTTGGGATCCATGCAACCGGCTTGCCTTCAAGTGCCTCGATCGCGCCATTGGCCCTATGGTTTTCGGTCGGCTCCAGAAACGCGGAAGAAAAACCGTGCGCTTCTAGTGCATTCGCTATCGGGTACATCGCTGAGGAGTGGTAATCTTTGTGCGGCATGAAAACAATGTCGTATTTGGTAAGCATTGGTCAGTCTGGCCTTAGTCCTAGGTTCGCCCGTAATCCGGTTGAGCGGTGGTAATGATTGTTGGTGTTATCTACGGTTGCCACGATGTCTGTATTCTTGGAAGGCTTCTCCGATACCTTGCGCTATACTTCTCGGCCGACGTGACAGACTGTTCTCTTTAACGCTTGTACCTGACGCTCAGAACAACGCATATGATACATAGTTCGTCGCCATTTACATATTCGTTTTGGCTCGATTGCTGCTGTCCACCTGCCACCGGTTCAAGCGAGCTTCTCATCTTAAACATGGTGTTCTGTAACATAACCTAACGTAAATCCATTTCGGTTGCGACGACACAGACGGTTGCTCAAAGCAGCTGGTAGAAACCACGTGTAACACGTCCGATTACCACGGCAAGTCTTTTGTTGGGCAAAGAGGTCTACACTCGGCAGCCCGCTAGTTGGGCTAGGGATCACGGCTAGGCATTCCCCATATGTTCCGCGATCTTCTTAGCCAAGTCTAACCGGAAGACTGTACAATTTCAGTGACATTCCATCTCTTGCAAATCCGTGTACACCGGTTCGATTCCGGTACTCGCCTCCAATAAAAACAATGACTTGCGTCATTCCACCTCTCCTTCACTGCCATTTTTGAAACAACCGTTGAAACTTTCACGTTTCGGTCTTGCTTCGTTCCATTTGATTTCTTGCCTCTTGAGCGCGCTTCGCGAGCTCTCTTTGCCGGATCGGGCCGCCGTACTTTTTGAGCATTTCAACGCCTGAGTGACCGGTGACGGCTTTGACCATCTCGTCATCACATCCAGCCAGATACAGCTCGATCGTCGCATTTTTTCTGAGCCCGTGCGTTTTGTAGTAGCTCGCCTTCTCGTGCTTCATCTTCTTTTTGATAGTGCGCATTTCTTCCGCAACGATCCGGTAGCTCACTGGTCGTCCCTTGACGTCAGCCACAACAGTGCCGTCCGTTCGGGCGAGCCCGTCGAGATGGGCTTTCAAGCGGTCGGTGAGCGGGATCCACAACGGCTTGTCGGTTTTTCCCTGCGTGAAATCGAATCCTTCATCGGAGAAGTGCTCCCATTTCATCTTCACGACATCGCCGATACGCTGGCCTGTACCAACGCAAAGCTCGTAAACCAGCCGCGCCCTCTTTGAAGCCAGCGCTTCGAACTCGGCCCGAACATCAACTGGCCAAGGCTCCCAGCCGTCGCTCTGCTGCTTGAAAAGCGGAATACCCTTCGCCGGATTGCCGTGCTCTTTCTTGATGAAGCCGATCAACCGGGCGTGATTCATCAGGACGACCATGACCTGGACAAGATAGTTGGCTTGCCGCCAATGATCCGCATTGGCCCGGTGCAATTCATAAATGTGATGGGTTTCGATCCTGGCCGGGTCTTTGTCGGCCCAGATCTCACGAATGTGGCTGATATACCGCCGATAGTCGGATCTCGTCCGGGGCTTCAGCTTCTTGTAGGCGTCGCTCTCGTAGTAGCTAAGGATCAACGCCTCAAAATTGCGTTTGACCGGCGCAGGCGCTGGTTTTCCTTTCAGCAGGCGATTGTAATGATCCCAAAATTCCGGCGTGCCCGCTTCCTCGTGCATCATGACCGAGATACCGCGCGAACGCCGGATGAACCGGAGATACCCCCGGTCATTGTAGACGTATTTGGGCAAGCTTTTGCGAGTCATTCGCCCATTCTCAGGTCACTGTTGAGAAAGTCGTCTGCCGCCTCTGACGCGACCATGTTGGCATCGACGATGACGCTGCCATCGGGCTTGATCTCGAACTTCGCGCGCTGCCAACCTGCCTCCCGCGCCTCGCGGATAAAGGCAGAGGCAGCTTGTTTCGCCTTTGTCTGTACACTTGCTTTGGTCATCTGAACGACACCTTTCTTACTCGTCAACAACGTGCATTATCACCCTGATCCATTTTGATATTTCCAATTGCTCCGGGGGCGGAACGTCTATCCTTCGCCGCGCGAATGGCGCGGATCACTTCGGAGTTTTGAGAGTTGCCATTTCGATCAGACTCCGCCTTGATCCACTCCTTGAGCTCTTGCGGAAGCCGAAGCTGCATTGGTTTACGACTGTTCATGAAACGCCTCCAGGTTGAAATCGCAACCCATTAGTGGCACTTAGCCACTATTGCGTCAATCAAAATTTATGGCACAGTGCCACCATGCCAGAACAGAGCTCTCAAAATCAGGATAAGTTCATCGTGCGCCTGCCCGACGGCCTGCGCGATCGAATACGCCTCGCGGCGGAAGCCAACCACCGCAGTATGAATGCTGAGGTCGTGGCCCTACTTGAAGAAAACTATCCGGCACCCGTGCCCGAAAAGCTGGAAGATCCCGCCGCGCGGCTGCTCTTTTGGCTTGCCAAACGCATCCGTCGAAGAAACCCGAAGCCTGGGACACCTAGGGACAAGCAAGCCGCCCTGTATGAGCGCATTGCGGGCGATATCGCGGAACGCATGAAAGACATCGGTGAATAGCCCTAGTAGGCCACCCACTCATATCCGTGGTTGCCTTCGTGATCCTCCCATTCAACGCCGACGCCCCGTCGCCAATTCGATGACGAACAGCGTCGCGACGGCAGAACCCATTGCGGGGCGGCCGCTGGTGTTGTGCGTTGCCAGCCAAATTCGCCCTGCGTGCCGTAGGTTCCGAGGCGCATGTTGTAACTCTCAGAACAATCATCGTCGCGGCCACGTTCGCGATGGCTGTAGTATCGAACATCCCAGACTCGGATCGAGCGTACGAAATCGAACTCGAGGCCGCTGATGTCGATATTGGCACCGCCTTCGACCATCTGAGCCAGAATGACTTGGCCGAGCATCTGGCTTGTCTGGTGGCTGGCCTCCCAGATCTTCGGGATCGGGCTTTGCAAAGGCGTGCGCTCAGAAACATTCATCGGGCAACGCCAGATTTGCAACGGCGGTTCAATCGGCCAAGGCGTGATCCGGCGGATAAACACAGCACGGGCATGAGCACATTCTGCTGACGCGGGCCACCCACCAGCCAGGCAAAGCAGTATGGCGCAGTCGATCTGATAAGCTCGAGCAGGAGTGGGAGCAAAACCCAACACGAGGGCAATGGCAAGACCACCTGTCCAGTTGAGGAAAACTTTAAACAGCAT